AAAATATAGAAAAGTTGAAAAACATATACCAGGCTTTACAGTATCCCGTAATCCACATGTGGTTTGTAAAGATGGATTTAAAATGTCTGTTCAAGCAGGACAGTCCTTATACAGTTCCCCAAGAGATATAGCAAATAATTATAAAGAAGCTGAAGTTGGATTTCCATCTACAGAAGAATCATTGCTCGCATCCTACGCAGATGATGAAGAAAATCTTTGTGGTACTGTTTATGGTTATGTACCATGTTCAGTTATTGATGCGGTGATTGAAAAACATGGTGGAATAGATGAATCAAAAATTGACCCAAAATGGTATCTCTAGGAGAAAATTATGAGTTTTACACAAAAAGAATCTAAATGGGATTCGAATGAAATTGAAATTTGTGTGAAGTGTGGAGAGCAGACTTCTTTCAAAAAAAGTGATGATGTCACTTTTAGATATGGTTACATAGAAGGAGCAGGACAGCTTTGTTTCAAGTGTAGTCAAACTAGAAAAATGCATAAGACAGGGAGTTACGAATAATAAATTTACAAATTTTAGGAATAGTATTTTTTTTACTACTTACATCGTGTAGTTATCATACAGAAATACCTTGTCCTTTTGGTTTAACTATGAAACAATTAGACAAAAAATGTGATTTTATTCAGCACGGGAGTACAAGTAAATGGGTACTAAAGAAGAGATAAATGAAAAACGATTGAAATATGGGGGATGGTTAATCTCTTCGTTACTTATACTTATTGGTATATATTTCATTTGGCCTCATATACATACATCACTGTTAGGAATTGTACTAATTTATCTTGCAGTTCGTGTTTTTAATATTTCTACTTTTAAAGAATATAAAAAAACACGAATAAAACTATTACATAAATTGATAGACTAATGATAGAATTAATTTACAAAATGAGGGCAACAGAAAGAACCCCTTATAAGAATTTTCACTTTAAAAAATATTTTAAGACATGGGATAAATGCTATGAGTTTGTTAACATCCGGCATCTCAAATCATATGAAACAAAGGAAGTGTTTGGAATGGGTCCTAAAGGATATGAAGAACATGAATGATCGCGGGGACAGATCGGTATCTGGTTGGGGCTCATAACCCCGATATAGCGAGTTCGACTCTCGCCCCCGCCACCAGGCGAGTGTTGTATAATGGTATTACCTCAGGCTTCCAACCTGATGATGCGGGTTCGATTCCTGTCACTCGCTCCATAAATACTACATGGTAGTAGATAAAAAAGAATCACTTGTATCCCTAAAAGTAAAATATCCCAAACATGAAAAAGATTTTTATATTGAAACCGTTTGTAAAACTAAAACTGATATTGGAATTATGTATACTGTAAAAATTAGAAATGTTAAACCCAAAAAATCATGATACGTATTGTCATTATCCATTTAAAGCTATGACCTTTAAGAAGTGGTCTGACGATGGTAAGAGACCAACTAATGTTACACCTTGTTGCATGATGATGAACCCTGTGGAACAAAAGGGAGAGGCTGCAGATATGCATTATGACATGGGTCTTTCCGAAACGGCGCTAGCAGGAATGAATCCCCTTGACATATTTAATTCTCCCCAATACGAAAAGCTAAGAAACGATTTAACGAACGGCATAAAAAATGAAGTATGTTCTGTCTGCTGGAAGATGGAAGAAAAAGGTTTAGAATCGTTTAGACAATGTTCTGATTTTGATGGAGGTAAAGAAACTGATGGTTTATTTGAGTTTGACATATCTCTTTCTAACCTATGTAATTTAGCCTGTAGAATGTGCAATATAGGAAGTTCACATCAGATAGGTAAGGATGTAGAGGCAATGCGTGCTAACGGCACTTACGATGAATTTATGAGAGTAAGTGATAGAGCAATGCCACGTAAAAAAGGTGTTATCTATGATAAAGAGTCTAACGAAGTAATTGATTGGTTAATGAATAATACTCATCAGATAAAAATGTTAAAAGCATCTGGGGGAGAACCTTTTTATGATAGACGAGTTGTAAAGGTATTAGAAAAGTATGTTGAAGATGGTACTGCTAAAAATACAACTTTAAAGTTCCATACCAATGCTACTCAATTTACACCTGAGCTAGCAAATCTGTTAAACAACTTTAAAGAACAGGGTCATACATTTAGTATAGACGGCACACAAAGAACTTATAATTATATCAGACATCATTCTGATTGGAATAAATTAAATGAAAGTCTAGATAGTTATCTAAGCACATGTAATAATATTAAACATCAATATTTTAATATGGTGTTATCTGGTATTAATGTTTTGAATGCTGCAGATTATATAGAATGGATATGTAATAAATGTATATACCATAAGGTCCCTAGTTATTATATTCATTTTGCAGAAATGTTTCCAGGTAATAGGGGAACATCAATTAAAAATATTCCCATAGAACTTTTAGAAGAATCATTAGATAGACTTATAGAAGTAATAGATTCAGGTATAGCAACTGTGGCAGATTCAGATACTGTACACGCAACTATAAGAGGAAAAGAATATAAGAAGTGGTATAGATTTAATATTCATAATTTAGTTGGTCAAATACAAAATGCAATTAATAATCATAATGGGGATTATAATAAGTTTAAAAAAGAATTAGTCATTTTAGATACTGTTAGAAATCAATCTTATAAGGATTATATAGACCCCTTACTAATAAATCACTTGGATAATATAAATGTATAAACCACTACCCCACTATGTAACAATTAAAAGATCTCCCATTTCCGGCCTAGGCCTTTTTGCAACAGAGAGAATTGAAGCACATTCATTAATTGGAATTACCCATCATGCAGATGAGCGCTCTGACGATGGATTCATTAGAACCCCTTTGGGAGGATTTGGTAATCATTCTGATGATCCTAATTGTTTCAAACTTTTGATGGATCCTAAAACTTGGTGGATAGGTGCTTTAAAAGACATTGAATCCGGAGAAGAACTTACTTGGTGTTATACATTATATAAAATTAAAAATAAGGCTTGACATTTTTAAAAAAATGCTTTATAATATTAATGTTGTGCCCACAGAGATAATATATGAAAGTTAAAAATGGCAGATTATAGTTATCTAGATAATTTAAAAATTAAATTAAAGCGACATCCAGGGGATAATACAATTTCTATACAAGATGCTAGAAAACTTATGAAAGCGAAGGCACCATTAAGAATTCAATTAGGTTCCGAACGAACAATGTCAATAAAAAAAGATATTGATATAGATAAAATTCTTGAAGAGATAGAAACTCATATTATCCTTGATTGGAAAAAACCGGGAGTGTGTCAAATAATGTTACAGGGGGTAGAAGAAGATGGTGACCCCTTTTTTGGTTCTAGAGAATTTAAAGAGATTGGAGAAGCAGGATATAAAGAAGAAGATTTTATTATTCCTTTATTTTCGGGTATGAAGTATACTAATAAGTTGATAAAAGATTTTAAAATGTTTAGGACTCGAGTAATGTTACTAAAACCGAAATCATGTTTATCTTGGCATTATGATCCTAGTATGAGAATACATATACCCTTATGTGGGGATAGTGATAGTTTTCATATTATGGAAGATCCTGATGGCAATAAAATAGTTCACCAAATAGAAAAAGGAGAAGCTCATATAATGAATACAGAAGTGTATCATTCTGGAGTAAACCTTTCTAGAAAAGTAGAAAGGATTCATATAGTCGGTTGTGTTAATGTAGATTAATAAACAGGAGACATCAATGTATACTCAAAAACATCTTATAGATAAGATTAATAAACACATCAATGCTGTATATCCCTATACGGGAGAATATATTATAGATGAGTTATCAAGAAAGGGTACTATGTCACAAAATGTTGGTCACGTGTTAGAGGATGCACAAAAACTGTATAAAAGTCTTTGTAATGATTATAAACAAGTATTGGACAAATAAAGGGTTTAGTTCGGGGTTCGGCGATTTAATTAATTATATATCATATGAATATATAAATGTCAAAGAACCCACAACAATTAATTGGCATTTACAACCCCGAACACACAGACAGATAAAAAGAGTATTAAAATTTTTTAAACCAAATGAGTTGGTTACTCATAAGTTTTTACCTCACTCTATTAAAGATGAAGAACCACATGGTTCACATCCTCATGATTATTGGCCTGCGAAAGAATTACATCAACCAGGTGATTATGTGGCTATATGGTTATATCTATCTCATGTAGGAAAATCGCTTCATCATCAAGATAAAGTTGTAAAGAAGGTTCATTTAGAAATGTTATTAAAGAGCCTTAAAAGAAATGGATATAAAGTAGTTATCATTCCCAGCTTAGGAAATAAGAATCGCAGTGATACATTATATAATATTAATTATGATTTTGATCAGTATGGATATTGTATAACTAGTATATTAAAGAATTGCAAATTTAGTATTTGTTCAGAAGGGGGAATTGCCCATTTATCAAGATTAATGAGAGTTCCAACTCTGGTTTATTTTAATCAAACAATGCCTTGGAAGGGCCATGAGCATTATGATTTAAGAGAATTTTGGATTACAAAATATAGTAGACCAATTGATACTATTGTTGCTGATGTAGCTCAGACGGCAGAGCAGCTGATTTGTAATCAGCAGGTCACGGGTTCGATTCCTGTCATCAGCTCCAAAGAAAAATGATACCTATAATAATACAAGATAACTTTTTAAGTAGTGAGGAATGTAAACAACTTATAGATTTTTATAAATCTCGTAGCCATGCCTCTGAAAAATATAGTACAACATATCCATTAGTTATTAAAACTGATGAACATAAATTATTAACAGAAAAAATTAATAAGGTTGGTTTTAATGTAAATAATACAATAGTTGATTGGTTTCAAATTGTTAGATGGCCTTCTCCTAATTCAGGTAAAAATTTACATAAAGACATATCATCAGTGCTTAGTAGTGTCATTTATCTTAATGATGATTATGATGGCGGACATACATATTTTAAGGATGGTACAAGTTTTGCACCCGCTATAGGCCGTGCAATTTTTTTTGATGGTAATAATTACCCTCATGGTGTATCACACATTGATAGAAATGATAGATATACTGTAGCAACGTGGATGAAAAAGTGTATAATATTATAAATGGATTCTTAGATGAAGATTATTGTAAAGCATTTACAACATATGCACTTCATGAACGATTCGAAAATTTTTCACCTTATGATACAAAGAAGCATTTACATCCGGGTGCTGAAACGCATGCGGTTTATAAGGATCCCTTTACTGAAGCGTCGCTCAGAGCGATGTTAGAAAAAGTTCAAAGATACTTTCCGGATAAGGAGATCTTTCCTTCTTATTCATTTTATATTGTGTATGAATATGAAGCACAATTATCACAACATATAGATAAAACTGAATGTGAAATATCTATTACTGTACCTACAGGTTACCTTTATGGTGATAGCTATAAAGGGTCTGTATGGCCTTTATATATGGATGGTAATTCAATAGAGCTAAATATAGGTGATGCTCTTTTATATACGCAACATCCCAAAAAGTTGAAGCATTGGAGAGAGCCATTCGATGGGATCTACCAAGTCCAACTATTACTTCATTATATAACTCAACCGGAAAATAAATCTTCAGCGCCTGCTCCCAATAAAAGGCTGCTGCAAACAGCTTAGGAACTTAATGGCTCGCAATATAATTATTATTTGCATTTGTTTAGCCTTTGTTGCATTTTATCTCCATATTGTCATGACAGGGATGTAGTTCACCTACCAATTTCATTACATTATTGAAATCATTACAGATATTTGTTTATCAATGATATCAATGCCTTCTAATTATCTTATTGAAATCATTGATAATCTTTTATCAGCAATGATATCAACGGTTTCTAATTATCCTATTGGAATCATTGATAATCATTTCTGTTGCTTTTTTGAGCTAGATATGATATAATATAATATAGGATAAAAACAGGGTGTGATTATTCTTAACCGCAAAGAGAGAGATTATGTTTATTACCGAATTAATTAGATTTATTGGAACAATCGTCGTGTTCGCAGGACTGATGTATATGGTCACTATTCTTTATTTTGTATTATAGAGGCATAATGATTGATGTTGATTTGACAAATATGATTCCAGAAACAGTTCAAGCGGTAAGCGCATTTGATTTGGAAACATCATTAAAATCATATGTTGAAACAACGTCCACAATTGGACTTATTAACGCAGATGATGGCACAGCATTGATGTCCGGATTCACTTTATATTGTTCGACATTTCCAGCGGCTGCACCAGTTTGTATTCCAATGGCAATCGGATTTGTATACCAATGGTTCGATCAAGTTTTCGGACATATGTTATAAGATCATACCGGCGATCAACCGCCGAAGCGAAGAGTTGGGTGGGGAAGGTGGTACACAAAAATTAAAACTTTAAGAGAGAGAATATTATGATGAATAAAAGCCAGATTAAAAAGATTATGGAGATTTCAGGAGACTTGAGTGAGTTTGATATCCCCAGCATTGATTTAAGTTTAAACAGATCCTTATCTGAACTAGAAAGTTCATATTGGGAATTTATTGACAAAACTGAAGGTGAAGATTCTTCTGAATGGAACAAATCCGTCCAAGAAGATTTTGGTGCCCTTGAAGGTTATTTAATGAAAATGGATTTAATATGAAATATGCAACAATTGAGATTTTAAGTGATGTCGAAGCCCATTGGGGTGTGAGTGCCCCATTTGGAGGAAAGCCAGGTGGTAAATACTTAGTCCGCGAATATGAACTAGATGATAAAAATAAATCTGTAGAACAAAGTGGGACGTTTTATAAAACAATTAAAGAAGCTGAGGATCATGTTATTAAATACCAAAGTTAAAAAAAAGAAAAAGATTCCTCAACATATTTTAGATGAGGAACGTGGAGATGAGATTAGACAAATGAGGAAAGAACAAGCTCAAAGGGAAATGTACGATGACCCTTATTTGAATTGGAGCGGCCACAGGTAAAATGTTTAAATACATATTTCTAGGATTTATATTAGGTTATGCATTCAGTTTTGTTAGTCCAGAATGGTATGCATTTGTTAATAGTAACTTTATCCAATTTTGTAGGTGGGCAGAATTACCAGATGTAATTTGGCTTTGGATGGATAAATGGATTTTTTTCGGAGCACTATAATGATTATGACAAGACAACGACCCCATGTGAAAAAGAGCAAGAAGGTTTATAACCGGAAAGCAAAGCACCCAGAACCAAAATTAGATAGGCATTACGTATCAATGATGGTAGAAGAATATCTTGCAAAGGGTGGAGAGATCACAAAAATAACTGCAGATGGTACTGTTAACCAAAATTCATGGAAAGACCAAGCAAAGAAAAGTTGGAACACGCGACAAAAGAAAGCCTCGCAGTGTCCGAGCGGCTAGGAGATGGTTTGCAAAACCATATACATCGGTTCAAATCCGATCTGCGAGTCCATTTTTTTCTTGACATTCCATTTTTAATATAGTATAATAATTTTATTATAAGGTTACAAGATGCATTCAAATAAACGATTACGCCAAGAAGGGGCTATAGCGCGCTTAGAGAAGACAATTGAAGCGCATCAAGCGGACTTTAAATTGGTAAATAAGATCATAGAAGATAAAAAGTTAACAAAAACTTCAAAAGAATTAGAGACCCTTCGAAATAAAAAAATTGAGCGTGCTCAAAAAACGATTGAGAATACAAAAATAGCAATGAGGTAATATCTGTCCAGGGTAGGTGGGACAGAAGTGATCTATTCCACTGTACGCCATAATAGAGGGCGGGAATAGACATTCTATAGGCTGGCCGCGTTATTCATCTTATCAATGAGTACGGTGGAGGGGGTGATGCTTTATCTTGAGCGTTTATGTTCTGTCCGAAAACTTTTCGGCATAACGATCATACGCCAGGTAACCAGGTGTAGACAGATATAGGAAGCAGGGGTCGCTTAGCTAGCTTCCCCTTCTTCCGTTTTTTAATTGGAGATTATAATGAAATATGCTTTTGATATAGATGGTACTATTTGTACTAATCGCGAAGACGTCAGAGAAGAAAAGAAAGATAATACTATAACATATTTGGATATGAAACCGTATCCGAAACGAATTCAATTGGTAAACGATCTCTATGATCAAGGTCATGAGATTATATATTGGACAGGTAGAGGTGGAGATTCATTTAAAGAAGATCCACATCATTGGTATGATGATACAGAAAGACAATTACAGGAATGGGGAGCCAAATACCATGAGCTTATTGTAGGTGGTAAACCATGGTTTGATATGTACATTTGTGATAAATCTTATAATTCAGAAACCTGGTTTCCTATTTTTGAAAAGATGAAGGATGCCTAGTGAAATTCGGACAAGAACAGAAGAAATTGAAATTACGGCTAATGAGGTTGAACCAATGAAAGCGATTTTAGAATTTCAGCTACCTGAAGACCAAGAACAACATCGTCAATCAATTGATGGAATGAATTGGGCTTTATCTATGTGGGACTTAGAACAGTTTATTAGGAACGAAAGAAAATATAATGATAAGTTAACAGATATAGAATTAGATGTATATGAAAAGATATCTAATCAGATAGTGGGAATTATGAATGAAAATAATTTAAAATATCCGACTTAATGGGGGAGGCTGTGCATTGGTGAGCTCAACAGACTGTAAATCTGCCGCCTGAGGCTGTGATGGTTCGACTCCATCTCTCCCCACCACATAGGCGATTAGCTCAGACGGGAGAGCAGGTGTTTTACAAGCATCAGGTCACTGGTTCGATCCCAGTATCGCCTACCACTAGGAAAAAAATGAAAAGGCTATTATTAATTTTTATAATGATGGCAACATGGATAGTTGTTGGTTGTAGTACAGCAGGATGTTATGGACATTGGGTTAAAGGACCCGGTCATCATAGAGGAACTAGAGCGCTCCTTAAAGACGCTCATTTACCTTACTATCAATGTGTAGATGAGAATAACAAAGGCAGCAATTTGGAGAAACGGAGATATTTGTGACCAAAGAACAAACACAATTAGATCAAGACATTAAATTACCTCTTGACGTGCCGACATCCCATTCATTTTCGATGGAAAAGATATATCATTTTGTTTGTGGAGAATGTAAAAATTGGTGGAGCCATGCAACTGATATGGTTTACAGGCGAGGTCAAAATATGTCTTGTCCTCATTGTGGGGAAATGAGAGGAATTGTTAAAAATGATATGGATGAAAATCCCCGATGGGAAAGAGATGTAACGTAAATGGTAAGAGTATTCCAATATAAAAAATAAAATAAAAGAAGGAGCAAATGCAGAAAAAGCTATTATTAATTTTTATAATGATGGCGACATGGACGGTTGTAGGGTGTGAATCAGTAAAACAAGCAGGATGTTTTGGTCATTGGGTAGAACATAATGATGGATCCAGAAGCGGTCATAAGAGAGGTACGATTTATTCTAATCGACATAATGTTACACCTTATAGACAATGCGTGGATGCAGAAGCCCCACACTTAAATAAAGAACGGAGGCCATTCGGATGAGAATAGCATTACTCGTTTTTGTAATGTTATTGATGAGTAGTTGTTCGAGCAACACAAATAATTGGCCAAGAGGTATGACACCATTTTTTGCAGAGTGCGAAGGAGAAGGTGGAACATATACAGATAAGGCATATGCGGTTAGAAAAAGACAGCCGTGTCCTGGAGGATGGAAATTTTATGACAGAGGCGAACCAACTCTAACAAATGATTAAAGATAATGTGGATCGCAATAATCACTATTGTATTAGCGGTAACACTAAGTGGATGTGCAAGGGATGCATCTGGTGATGATCATAAAGATGAAGTGACTGTAACTTCTGAAGTAACAGCAGACAAAGATGTTAGTGATGAAACGATATGGATTGCAATAGTCATGACATGGAACCCTGTCGTTTATACAATAGACAAAGAATTTTCATCTGAAGTAAACTGTTGGAACTACTACGATAATGGTGCCGGAGAAAGTAAAATGCTTAATAGTTACGGCACACAAGTTTTAGACCATCAAGGCAATAAGCCTGACAAAGAATATATGAAAAAACATCGCCCATCACACCGAGAATACCCAACTAGAATATACAAGAATTTCGGAGGATGGATGATGTGGTTAACCTGTGACATAAAAGGAAGGCTTGAAGGATTATGAGTATAACAAATGGCGCATTGTATGATAGGTTTGATCTTGAAGAATCTATCATGCAAATGGCAAATATATTAGATGATATAAAAATTTTATCTGAAAATGTTATGGAAGATTCAGAATGTGATAAAGATAAAATAATAAATGCTTTAGTTGGAATGGAAACAATATATCAAATGCGTTTTGATAAAACAATTGATATTATGGAGTATTGTGTTCGGACCCGCATGTTAGATAATAATAATCATATTTCACCAAACCCTAATTTAGATTATAAGGGAAAACAGCTAGATGATGAAGGAAATTCTGAATCTAGATTTAATTTTTGATTATTTTTAAATGAGTAATGTTAAAATCATATAAATAAATCAAATGACAAAACGATAATATATTACGGAGTGTATCAATGTCGGATAAGGAAATAAAAGAAGAAGTAAATGATGAAGAGCAAGCTGAGGCCATGGAAGATCCTTCGAATCCTGCGTCAGAACTGGTGGATTTAGTCCTTTCCGGTGAGCTACACGCAGCAAACGAGAAGTTTAATAGTATTGCAGAATCTAAAGTAGTTACAGCAATTGAAGATGAGAAGTTAAAAATCGCTCAAACTCTTTTCAGTGAAGATGAAGAGCCCCTTGAAGAAGCACCTAAAACTAAAGTAAAAGAAGATGATGATGAAGACGAAGACGACGAAGACGATGATAACGAGGCAGGGGAAGATGATGGCGATGATAAGCCAGCTGCTCCTAAAGATAAGGAAGATGAAGATGATGATTCAGATTCAGATGATTCCGATGAAGGAGATGATAAACCGAAGAAAGGTAAAATTCCTCCTCAGTTTATGAAGAAAGAGGAAGTATCTGCATCAGAAGGGGTCACCGGTGATGATGATGCGAATGAAAAAGCGTTAGCTAAAAACCGCGCTATGGCAAAGAAGTATGGCCAAGTTCGTCAGGGCATCCCCGCAGATAAAAAAGAAGAAGTAAAACCTGAACAATCTTTTGATCCAGGTGAAGCAAGCACTAACATGCCACTTCCGGAATACTCTTTTGTAGCACAAGTAGCTAATCATTTATCTGGAAATAGAGGTGGATATATAAAAGAAGATCTTGCCAGAGATATTGAAGCCGGCTTTAAAAAGTTATCTTCAAAGAAGGCTAAAGCTGGTAAGTCCGATGGCTTCGAAGGTAATGCAATAAAATGCGGAGATTATAAGATTACTCCAGTTAAATATCACGATGCATCAGATACCACACCAGGTGCAGATGAAAGTATTGCCTTTCACGTATATGTTGAAGACGGTAAAGGAAAAGCTGTGACGGGTAAGATAAATGCAAGTCAGGGTGCTGACGCGATAGATTTTGAAACCGAATCCGGAAAATTTTCTTCGAGCGATAAAAAGACAGCTAAAGAAATCGAAAAGTGGTGTAATTCAAATTAAAGACTTTTCATTCAACGTTGGAAATCGTAAGTAACAATTTGTGGGAGGCTTATGTCTCTCAATCGGCTGCACTGTAAGATTTGGTTTTTGGAGAAGCTGGTAAAGCAAGGATAAAGACTTGGATGGGATCCGATGATCTTGCTGTCAGCAGCCGATAACTTTTGTTTTTTGATATGGATTGATCAAATGAATATTTGGTTAGAGTATTTTAAATATAATGATAATAGAAATAATAATCATGCGCAGATGAAAGAGAATGCCAAGTGGAAAGCGCCTGATCCAAAAGATATTCAAAGAAGACCTTGCATTGATAGAGAACAAGCACAAAATATAGCTAAGTCTCTGCAAGAACAAGGATACCACGTAAGTATAAAAACAGATGGCCCAATGTGAAGTATGAATTTAAAAATGACAGGGAATGTTATTGTTAGACATCAATCAGTTCCCGATTGTGAATGGTGTGACAAATCAAAAGATTTATTAGATCTAAAAGGTATCAAGTATACAATTATAGATAGTGATAAAAAATTATTTTGGAATCTTATGCAAGAAACAAATAGTAAAAAAGTCCCCCAAATAATTTTGAATGGACAGTTCATCGGAGATTATAACGATCTTTTAGAATATTTCGATGATGAATTATCTTAAATAATAACGTCGACTTTCCCGGTCGAAGGAGGTGTAATGCTTACCGGGTACAGACATGATAACTATTATATGTACACTCTTTAAAGGGGCCCGACTCGGTATACCTCATTCAACAGAAATATATAATGCTGAATGGGCAGATAAATTATATCGGGGTCTAAAGAGAAATATAACAACAGATTTTGAGTTGGTTTGTTTAGTTGATGAAGACTATAAATTTAAAGAACCAATTCGTGCTATCCCCTTCCTTGATCCCAACTCTCCAGGTTGGTCACTTTTAATAGAGTTTTATAGACCAGATATTACAACGAATCGTAGACTAACAATTGGTCTAGATACTGTTATAATGTCTAATATAGATGACATTCTTACATTTCCTTTAGATGTTGGCTTATTGACTGACCCAATGATAGAGGATGAAGTATGTAATGGTATAAGTATTGTTAGTGATCAAACAGCAAATAAAATTTGGGATGTATGGACTAATCAACGAGAATGGGTTTTAAAAAATTGTAGATTATTACCATGGAATACTCCATCAGAATTATCGATGATGAGAAAATTATTTAATGCAGATGGTAAAGTTCCCAGAATAGATATTGGCTTTCCAGGACGAATATTTTCTTATAAGATTCATATAATGAAAGATCCTAGTCTTTTAAATAACGCATCTATTATTTACTTTCATGGTAAACCAAAATTACAACAACTATATAACATTAAATATAATAAAAAGATATTGGAGAATTGGGTATGACCATGTTAAATAATTGGGACTATGTAGGTTCAAATAAGATACATAAAACTGCTCTTATCGATTGGAGAAATGTTGAAATAGGAGAGAACAATATTATAGGACCATATACTTGTATTGGTACAGATGCCCAGAGCGTAAGAGATGAATCTAAGGGTAGGATATCTATAGGAGATAATAATATATTCAGAGAAGCTGTTTCTGTAAATAGGCCTACTGCATGGTCAGAGATAACAGCTATAGAAGATAATTGTTATTTGATGATTAACGCTCATATCGCTCATGATTGTTATATTGAGTCTAATTGTGTTATTAGTAATAATGTAGCTTTTGGTGGACATGTGTATGTTATGAATAATACACAAATTGGTTTTGGTGTTCTTGTTCATCAATATAATGTTATTGGTTCTTATTGTATGTTTGGTTTGGGAACTGTTATTCCTAAAGGAGCAGATCTTAAATGTGGAACATTGTGGTATGGTAATCCAGCAAGATTTAAAAAGTATAATGAAGTTGGATTACAACGAAACGAACTTGCAGTAGAAGATATGAAACCTGAAGATGAAAGACGACAAAGTATTATTGAAGAAAGATCTAAATACTAATATGAATAAAGAAGCCTTTCTAACTATTGTAAATAATAAATTGTGCGTAGATAGAACTGTGTTTGAATTACATGAATTAAGAGAATGTAAAGAGTATTTACAACAGAACGGTTATGAATCATCTCAATTCTTTGCTAAGAGCGATCAAGAAATAGATAAGTTACATGCTATTATTGAGAGGATGGCTGAATTGTCTCCGGAGTGTGCCAGCAAAGATATTGAAAGTTTTTATTTAAATTAATATGAAAGAATATAATGTACACACAAGACGATGTTAAAAGGTTAAGTGGTTCAATCCAAATCGAATATACCTTTGCGAAATTAGGTGCAGAAAAATTACGCAAAAAGTTAGATGAAAAACCATACGTTAGTGCTTTAGGAGCGTTAACAGGTAATCAAGCTATGCAACAAGCAAAAGCTGGGTTGGATTCAATTTATCTTTCGGGATGGCAAGTTGCAGGAGACGCAAACGATAGTCTACAAATGTACCCCGATCAATCACTTTATGCAGTTGGAAGTGTACCTACCATAGTTAAGCGTATTAACAATACGTTTCAACGTGCAGATCAAATTCAAACAATGGAAGGTGAAGGCGATGTAGATTATTTTCTTCCAATTGTTGCGGATGCTGAATCCGGATTTGGTGGTGTCCTCAATACTCACGAATTAGTAAAACATTTAATTGAAGCAGGTGCCGCAGGGATACATTTAGAAGATCAATTATCTTCAGCTAAGAAGTGTGGTCATATGGGAGGAAAGGTTTTAGTTCCTACTCAAGAAATGGTAAATAAATTAATTGCTTCAAAATTAGCAGCCGATATAATGGGCGTTCCAACTGTAATTATTGCAAGAACAGATGCTCTATCAGGTGCGTTATTACAATCAGATTCTGATGCTCATGATAATAGATTCATAACAGGTGAACGTACCGATGAAGGTTTCTTTAGAGTGACTGCAGGAATGGATCAAGCGGTTTCTCGAGGACTTGCTTATGCTCCATATTGTGATTTAATTTGGATGGAAACATCAGTACCAGATATAGGGGAATGTAAGGAGTTCATACAAGAAATACGAAAAGAATACCCAGATAAAGTATTTGCATATAATTGTTCTCCATCATTTAATTGGAAAGCAAAATTAAGTGATAAAGAAATATCTAGTTTTAAAGATGAACTTGGAGATATGGGAGTAAAATATCAATTTATAACTCTTGCTGGATTTCATTCCTTGAACTATAGTATGTTTGAATTGTCTGAAAATTATAGAGATCGTGGAATGACAGGATTTGTTGAGCTTCAAGAAAAAGAATTTGCAGCTCAAGTTAGAGGATTTACTGCTGTCAAACATCAACGCGAAGTTGGTGCTGGATATTTTGATCAAATCGGACAAGTATGTACTGGAAGTACAGATCTTAGCGCAATAGAAGGATCGACAGAAAAAGAACAGTTCTAATGGAAATATTTCTTAATGGTCCAGGCGGTACAGTATCAACCTGGAAATTGACTGAAGCAGCTTATAATTATTGGAAGGATAAACCTAGAAAATTTTTATTTGATTTTTCTTGGAATTTGCCTGATCTTAGAAGTGATAATATTTTTGATGAAGAACATCCTCCTAGAGATAAACTTGGTGTTCCCGATGAAGCATGGTTTTTTAAACCGTTAGATGGAATATGGCGAAATGGAGACTGGTCGCAACCGGTCACGCCAACCGGTTGGTGCATAGATATTTGTGAGTATGATAAAGCAACGATTTATGTTGAAGAAGATAATGTAGTAACCCAATATCATCCAGATGAAATAGATACTATAAGATTTGAGAAGACATATAAACCACCATCTGAATTATTCTATTCAGCAGTTTCCACAGAAATAGGTAATTGGCAACATAAGATGTATAATAAATCTATACCGTTGCACAAGTTTAGATTACATATAATACGTATTAATGATAAGAGATGGATCTTTAATCTCGATACAACTCAAAGAGAAAGTTGGGATATGTATAGAGAGGTCAGAACTGATTGGTCTTATAGACTCCATGTTAGGAATAAATTATTTGTTGATGATATGAGTTCATTTACAGATATTGATTTATCATATGATATGAATACTGGAAACCACGAACAAGATTGTTCTCACTTTAAAGTACATGATACACATATTCGGTGATTCATATTGTGATCCTCTCAATGGATTTGATGGAGGGATATCATCAGAAAAAAGATGGTTCAATCTTTTAGACGAGCCTTCATTTGTTTTTGGTTTAGCGGGTTCTAGTATTGATTGGTCTTTAGATGTATTTCTCAAAGGTCATAATTATAGAGAAGGCAAAGTAATTTATATCGAATCTATTCCAAGAAGATTTCATTTTGAGTTCTTACAATATCCTGGACATGCCGGCGCGGTTGTGTTTGATAATATGAAGATGTGGGAAAATGATGAGTGGCTTTCAAATCCTAGGATGAAATATCTTTCCCGTCATAAAAAATTTATAGGATATTTCCATGAAAATTATAAGGACTATCACAAAGCAACAAAGGCTAGATGTACATTAAAGGCTTTATCAGAACAATATGAAAAGGTTATATATTTTGCTACTTCACATAATAGAAATTTATATAGTTCTGTAAATATAAAAAATACAGAAAAATTTATTATGCCTGACATAAGATTAATGGATATATCACGAGCAGAGATAAAGAGCGATTATGATCCTTCATTTAGAGATAAGAGATCAAATCATTTTACTGAATCTAATCATAAAAATTTAGCAAGATATATTAAAAGAATATTTAATAATGAATCTATAGAAGATATAGTTTTTGATACGGATATGATATGATATATTGGGGAATTACTTGTGGGTCACACGATGGCGCGATATCTGTTTATGAAAGTGACACACAGAATATAATATTTGCAACTGATGCGGAAAGATTTTCCAGAAAAAAGAATGATCCTCAAATACCTCTAAGCTTGTTAGATTATGTACGAGAAGAATATGGGGAACCAAGTAAAGTTTATTTTTATGAAAATCCCTATGTAAAAGTTTCCCGAAGATGGTATGCTGGCCAAAAACCAATTTGGAAACCGCCTGAGTTACCACATCCATATAATACTAAGTATTATAAGATGAAGTATACTTCTCATCATAAGTCTCATGCCGCCTATGGATATTATACATCACCATTTACTGAATGCATGGTATTATGTATTGATGCCATAGGAGAATGGGAAACATTAACTGTCTGGCATGTTAAAGATCATAAGTTTAAAAAATTATGGAATTGGAAATATCCTAAGTCATTAGGGCTAATGTATTCAGCATTAACTCAATATTCAGGTTGGAAACCTAATGAGGAAGAATATATTATGATGGGGGCAGCTGCCAGACAAGTATATCCATATGAACTAGCAGTTAAAAGAATAAAACAATGTTGGGATAAAAAAGCGACTTGGCATAAGGGATGTACTAATATTTCAGAATGGAATATAAAACCTGAAATACATCCAGAAGACGTGCCCACTGCTGCTCAAGCAGTTTATGAAGAAAAATTTGAAACAATTTTAAAATCAATTAATAATCATAAATTAAATAATGGTAATATTGTATACGTGGGAGGATGCGCCTTAAATGTTAGTGCCAATAGATTTCTATCAAATTATTTTTCTAATATCCATATACCATCTAATCCAGGGGACTCTGGTTCTGCTATTGGATGTATTCTCGCAAGAGCTAGACACCATATTGATCCTACTCCTTATCTTGGTTATAATATTCAAGGACCATATCCGATCAAAGAAATAATTGAAGAGTTAATGATTAAAAGAGTAGTTGGTGTAGCAAATGGTAGATGTGAATTTGGTCCGCGCGCTTTAGGTAATAGAACATTATTTGGTGATCCCAGAGATCAAAATATAAAACAAAAAATAAATGAAACAAAAGGTAGAGAACAATTTAGACCTTTCGCTCCAATGATATTGCCCGAAGATGTGCCGAAATATTTTAATGGTGGTTTTCTTTCACCTTATATGAGTTGTGCATTAGAAGCAACAGAAGAATTTAAACAGAAGTATCCTGGTGTTGTTCATATAGATGGTACATCAAGATTACAAGTAGTTGATTCAGAACCACATATATCATTATTAAAAGTTTGGAAGGACATAACTAAATGTCCTATATTGTTAAACACTTCTTTAAATGTAAAAGGACAACCAATTGTCAACACAAGAAAAGATGCCAAAGATTTCTCTAAGAGAACGGGTGTCGTTGTTTATTCTTAAATATTATTTAAGAATTAAAGAAAAAATTTATGGTAAAGAAAAACAAGATTTAGATCCATTTATATATGATTGAAAAAGTATTAATTGGTCCATCAGATCAATATCATCTTGATGGTATGGTAAAATGTCATGGAAAATTTTGCAGCATGTATGATGATAAAGATCTAGGATTTGATTATCAAGAACATTTGATTCGTAAATGTTTTAAAGAGAAAGGATCTGATATTTCTGTATATTTGGTATATCAAGATTTTCATAAAAGCATAGGATTTGATGAAGATAAAATTTATCCTAGAGATAAGGAACACGTTGAAGGTAAGAAGACATTATCTGAGATAGAAGGAAAACAAGGTAGTAAATTATTCATGAGATCAAAAAATATAAAAGTTAAAAAAAGTCTTCATTGGAAGCCTTTTTTAGAATATTACTGTAACCATGAATATTGGAATATTGAATATAATAAATTTTTAAAAACTTTACCATATTATAAAAAAGTGTTTACAGAATTTAACTATGGACATATAAAAGATTATGAAAGTTGGAATAATTGGTTGTTCTCATAGTGCCGGAGTAAGTGAACAGGGCATGCTTCATAAAGCAGGTGGTTTTAATGCTTGGAAAGGATGGCCAATTCAATTAGCAAAGAAATTTCCTCAACATGAATTTCATTTATTTGCTTCTCCGGGAGGTGGACAAAATAATATGGAAGCTGCTTTGAGGTCTTGTCTTATTGAAGATTATGGAATGGTAATTCTTCAATTTACAACTCAACGTCAAATGTGGCCTTTGACAATAGAAAGAAAATCAAAGAAGAAAGATGGTACAATAGATTCATGGTATCAATCCGGACGTAAAGATAATTTCTTTTTACATCAACAAAGAATGAAATCTCTTTCTGTAAAGAATTACGTCCTGGAACGAAAATGTGTTATGGTTGGTCCGCATTGGGATAGACGTATGGGATTAAATCTTGACGGCACAAAAGTAAATGCATATGAGCTACCTCAAGTTATATTAGATGCTCTTTTAGATAATCAGTATTTTAATGAGATGGCAGAAACATTTTATAATTGTCGAAAAATATATAAAAAATTATTTAAACATTTTTTCTCTCTATTATGGGTACCCACTCATAAGTACGGTCCAACTAATAGTGATCAAGCTTTAATTGAGGTGAAAGGAAAGGTTCCAATTTTTGTAGAAGAATTTTTAACTGGAAAAAAAATAAAGAATTATGTTGATTGGGAAAAAACAGTATATGAATGGCTGATTGAGAATTGGACTGAAACAAAAAATTTATCTAAAGAAGATGCAACACGAATGATTTTTAATGAATATAAAAAACATAAGGGACATCTGGGAGAGAAATCACAATATAATGTGTTAGAAAATTATATTTTAAAAAATCCAGAATTAAAAGAGGCATTAGGATAAATAATCTTTTCAACTCTGAAGAATGGCTGCGGAGGGTGGAGTCGAACCACCAGTTTTATTCGTCCAACAAACGATTGCGTTTACCGATTTCGCCACTCCGCAATTTTTCTAATTCTATTGCTTGTCTTTGCAATTGATCTAATACTTCATGAACACCAGCACCATTTTTATAAATTGGAATTGCTTTATTACTTTTTACTGAAAATAATTTTCCATCTTTATAAACTGGAATTATTTCTTCAGTCATTTTCTAATTTCACCCCATATTTCCGCCGGCCATTATCATCTGCATCTGGATTCAAATTACTATATATCTTCAAGGCACTTATAAGTCTGGTAAGGCCTATTCCTCCACCATATCTTGGAAAAAATTTATGACTTAAAAATTCTTTCAATTCTTTTTCTACCCGTTCTTTACCGAATAATTTAAATAATAATCCAGCATATTCTCCATCGGAAATTGTATGAAACTGGTCTTCCATCTCTTTCGGATCAGCAGACCTTTCAGCGGAACCAATAGTTTCCATGCCTCCCATAATTACATCGCATTTGTTAGCAAGTTCTTTTTCTTTTTTCATATTCCAAAAGGGAGAAGTATGGTAAGGAAATTTAGTTATAAATCCAACTCCGGTAGGATGAGAATCAGATATCATTTGTTCGTGCTCGTGATCTAATTCTTCGCAATTAAATTCTTGACACCACATTTTGTAAGTTTTTTCAGGAAATGGTCCATTGGTTATGAAATTTCCAAACCCAAATTGTCTGGCAACGAAGTCAGGAACTGTGAAACCTAAGTGCTTAACTAAATCTCTTTCCATATTAAGCAAGTCCTCAAAGTCACCTGGCGCTTCAAATTCAAACATGGGAAATATAACTTCATGTCTACCTTCAACAGGATTCTGTTCTTGTCTATAAGATGTTGAAACACAGAATACACCTTTTAAATCTGGATTATTTAATAGCTCGTATTCCAACCACATTTGGCCGGTTTGAGGTAAAGGCCATATGATATCATTATAATTATATGTTGCGACAGTTGTAGGATCTTCGCATGCGGCTAATATGGATAATCTGTTTTGGGTATGGACTTCGAGGAAATTTTTATCTAAAAAAAATTGTCTAAGGGAGGTTGTCACTTTGGTAAAATCATGAGGCGAGATGTTCGTCGTCATTTTTTCTTTCTATTAAATATTCTATTCAAATTAATATATTTAGGAAAATAAAATCTTAATAAATATTTATGTATGAAAAAGAAACATAGACAACTCTACGATTCGTGGAAATATAAATCAAGAAATTTTATGGAATTTAATAATCCCGTTTTTCAGGCCCTATTAGGTCTTGTCATATTCTATATCGGACTCAAGATGTTCTCAGGTGGAATGAAATCAATGAGTCATTTAGAACAACTTGAATGGTTTTTAGGAAATCCTTATTGGATGTTTCTTGGAGCAATTGTATGCACTCTTCTTTGGCAATCTTCATCTCTTACCACAACCGCTGTTATAGGACTTGTTGCATCTGGCGCATTACCACTTCCGTCTGCGATTGCGGCAATACTTGGAGCAAACGTAGGAACAACAGGAACAATATGGATTGCAGGAATATTAGTGAGCGATGGACTACCTACCGGAATTACTAAACAAGTGGCTCTTGTACATACAGGAGTGAATACAGTTATGGCGATTGCCTTACTTCCATTTATACAACCTATATCACGATTTATATCAAAGTTTTAGATGGTCTGGGGGCGCCAAGCAGGGTTCTTGCGCCCTGGACCTTCGGGCCATCTATCTACCTTATTGAAATCATTGATAATCTTTTATCATCAATGATATCAACGCGTTTGATGTATCCCTATGGAATCATTGATGATCATTTCTGTTGACATTTTGGGTAAATTATAGTATAATATAAGTAGAGAATAAAACAATATCGAGAGACGAGAGAGATGAACGAATTACGAGAACAAAAATCAATCCTAGCTAAGTTAATGGCAACCGAGAATATAACGGTTCGTCATGCTAAAGTCCCCACCGCAGGATTTGATCCAAGATCACGAACACTACTTTTACCAATCCTCAAGGAGATGGAAGGCGAAGTCTATGACTTGTTTGTCTGCCATGAGGTCGGACATGCATTACATACACCAGCAGAAGGTTGGCATAAAGCGCTTTGCGAAGAAGGACCTAATTATAAGGGATTTTTAAATATTGTCGAAGATGCGCGAATTGAGAAACTCGTTAAGCGCAAATATCATGGTGCAGCCAAAGCGATGCACAAAGGATATAAGAAGCTGATACATGAGCGCGATTTCTTCGGGATTCAAAAAAATGGAATTGATATCAATAAAGGTTCACTGATTGATAAACTCAACGTTCATTTTAAAGGTGGTCCGCTCGAAGCTGTTCGGTTTACTGACGAAGAAATGTATTATGTTCGTGAGATGGAAAATCTTGAGACATGGGATGATGTAGAACAATTGACTGGAGAGCTTTTTGAATATTGTAAAGGTGAAGAACAACAACTTCAGGATTTTGATCAAATGTCAATAGATTTAGAAGAGGATGATGAGTTCGACGAAGATGAAGATGAAAATGAATGTATGGGCGAAAATTATCAAGAGTTCGCACCAGAAACTCCATCGGAAGAAAATCCAGAAAGTGAAGATCAAGCAACAAAAGAAGATTGTGAACAGCCGGTTGATACATGCGACGAATCAACCAGTAAAGAAGATGGCGAAAAAGAAGAAACACAACTTGAGCAAAATGCGGATGCAGAGAATCAAGGCTCTCCCGAAAAGAAGGAAGAAAAGAAGGATTCGACCGGCAAGGATGCAGGCACTGGTGGACATGATTCATGGTATGAAGAAGATCCATGGACATGGGAACCTAAGGCATTCACCGATGAAGAGCATAGATCCCATGAAGACGAATTAGTCCATGAAGATGCAATCGAGATTCGATATTATAATTCTCCGAAGATGTATATCAAAAATAATGATCTAATTGTTGATTATAAAACATTAATAAAACAATATCGCACAATCACTTCAGATCTTGACGGAAGAAGAAAAGAGGTGCCAGCACATATTTGCATTGAATATGCAAAAGAATATCTAAAACGAATCGATAAGGACAATAAACCAGTTGTCAATTATCTCGCAAAGGAATTCGAGATGAAGAAGCGCGCGACTGAATATAAAAGATCTCAGACCTCTAATTCAGGAATTATATCATTGACAGATATCCATAAGTACAAATATTCAGATAACATTTTTAAGAAAGTTACAATTATTCCAGAAGGCAAGAATCACGGATTGTACATGTTGGTTGATTGGTCAGGATCGATGCACGATAAGATCTTACCAACATTTATTCAGTTATTGCAGCTTATGGATTTTTGTAGGAAATGTGATATCAAACATGAAGTGTATGCTTTCGTTGATTATAGTTGGGATGAAGAAGGAAAAGATATCACTGGTGAAAAAAAGGAGAGAATATTAATTGAACCAGAAATAGGATCGATCACAACTGGAGATCGTTGCTTGACATTGATGCAAATGTTTTCGGATAAAATGTCTGCGAAAGATTTTCGAGAAATGAGAGAATTTATGGTCTTGACTTTGGTTAGATGTGATAAAGATTTTCATGATGCTCCTTGGACGATGCAAAGAAAGGCGAATGCCATAGCACGAGCGGAACATTTTGGAAGAAAGCCTCGTGAAGTTAAAGAGACTATGCAATTTGAAATTTGGCGCGATTGGGCTAGAGAAAAGCATGAACTGGGAACTTGGGAATGGCAAGCAATGACACACAAGTGGGATTTTCCAATGTCTAGACTTTGCGGGACCCCGTTAAATGATGCAATAATGTTAAGTATTCCAAATTGTATCAAATTCAGAAAGGATAATAAGTTGGATATTGTTAATACGATTATTTTAACAGATGGAGAATCAAATTCTTCTAATAAATATTTCAAGGAATATTTTGATGAAGAAGGAGAATCATATAAAATTGATACAGCAGAAATAGAACATAAAGATGTTCGTAACAAGTTAGTTGATCGTGACTCGAAAAAAGTATTCAACTGGTCACGCAAGGATCGTAGACAAGAAACTAAGAATTTTCTTGAATATTATAAATGGAAAACATCATCGAATGTTTGTGGATTCTTTCTTTGCACTAGTTCTGAAACAGCAGGAAGAGTAGGAAGCGGTTCTTATTATTCTCCGGAATTTAGAGAGAAAAGAAAAGAATATAATAGGAACGGATTTATTATTAATACTGATCTTGGCTATACAGAATTGTATGTGATCAAGGCGAACACGAAAGTCGATACTGAAGATGAGATCGATCTGGATACCGATAAAAAATTATCCACCGCGCAAATAACACGAGCATTCAAAAAGTTTCAAAAAGGAAAACTTGAGAAGCGCATTCTTCTTAATCACTTCGCTGAATTGGTTGCTTAATGCAAGTTTGTTTCACAACAATTTCAACAGGTTATGAGAAACTCATTGAAATCATTGATAAACAAAAGGGTTGACATTTTTGCCAAAATAGCGTATAATATAAGTAGAGAATAAAATAATAACATAACGAGAGAGAGTATATTATGAGACACCGAGACCAATTAGTAGAAGCCTGGAAGCAAGCACATGGAGATTCAAAAGTGCTTGACAGATCCGCGGTAAATAGAGTAGCCGAGGAAGCAGGGCTTAAAGAACCGAATCAGAATTTTCTGAGTAAACTTAGAGTTGGCCGAAATCAATTTTCGATTGCCAATTATGGACAAGCATTACAAATTATGCCACAAGCGAAGTGGGGCGATCGTTATCGTAAACCAAAAGTCGTTGAAGATGCCCGCGTAGTTCAACACGAGACCGCAATTAAAAAGGTTGACGAAGCAGTTTCATTCGTTCCTTCTCCTGATCCTAATTATATCAAGGCAGGTTATTTTGCTGAGATTGTTAAGATCATGCAGGCAGGAATGTTTATTCCTACGTTCGTTACAGGTCTTTCCGGAATGGGTAAAACCAAAGAAGTCTTCGAAGCCGCAGCGAAATCAAAACGCGAATTGATTCGTGTTAATATTACAATTGAAACCGATGAAGATGATTTGCTCGGTCACTATACCCTTAAAGATGGAGAAACTGTTTGGGAAGACGGACCAGTGATTGTCGCAATGGAAAGAGGCGCGATTCTTCTTCTTGATGAAATTGACCTTGCGTCAAATAAGATTATGTGTTTGCAGCCAGTACTTGAAGGCGGCGCCATTTTTTTGAAGAAGATTAATCGACTTGTTAATCCAGCACCGGGATTTAACATTATCGCAACCGCGAATACTAAAGGTAAGGGATCTGATGATGGCCGGTTCATTGGAACCAATATTCTTAATGAAGCGTTTCTTGATCGTTTCCCAATTACATTTGAACAGAATTATCCAAATGCATCAACAGAGAAAAAAATTGTTGCTAAAATCCTTTCAAATTATGAAGTCAAAGATGATGAGTTTGTTGACCATTTGGTTCAATGGACTGATGTAATTCGTCGAACATTTGACGATGGAGGAATTGATGAAATTATTTCAACTCGTCGTTTAGTAAATATCGTTAACGCTTATATGGTTTTCAGAAGCAAGGAAAAAGCGATCGAATATTCGATCAACCGTTTCGATGAAGATACAAAAAATGGATTTATGGACCTCTGGAGTAAAGTAGATCCTTCTGCCGTGCCTGAAGAAGAAAATCAGGACTTGGAAGACCAAGCATTAGAATAAAAATAATCCTTGACATTTATAACGTTATCATTTATAATATAAATAAATGATAACGTAAATAATTTTAATTTTAAAAATAAGAAAGTAAGATGGCAACAGGTACAGTAAAATGGTTTAACCCTAGTAAGGGTTTTGGTTTCATCAATCAAGATGATGAAAGTAAAGATGTTTTCGTTCATTCAAATGAACTCAATGGTGTTTATATTAATGAAAACGATAAAGTAGAATTTGATATAGTTAATGCGGAAAAAGGCCTCTCAGCTAAAAATATTAGGCTGCTCTAATCATCCCCCTATATATTAGTAATTTAAGATAGAGTTTTATTAAGTATTTTTCTGTTTTATCATTATGAAAGGAGTGAATGCAGATTGAAGTACCTATAGCAGATTTAAGAAAGAAACGTATATTTGTTGCTACACCAATGTATGGTGGTATGTGTAGTGGAATGTATACGAAAGCTTGTTGTGACTTAGCAACGACTGCTACCAAATATCAAATAGATTTAAAGTTCTTTTATCTTTTTAACGAATCCCTAATTACAAGAGCACGAAATTATTGCACAGATGAGTTCTTGAGATCTGAATATACACATCTCATGTTCATTGATGCAGATATTTGTTTCGATCCGAATTATGTTTTAACATTAGCAGCATTATGTGATGACGAACATCCAATTATTGGCGGAATATATCCTAAGAAATGTATTGCTTGGGAGAAGGTTCGTAATGCAGTAGATAAAGGATTAGGTGATGATGACCCAATGATGTTAGAGAGGTACACTGGGGATTTTGTTTTTAATCCAGTAGGAGGAGAACAAACAATTTCTTTATCAGAACCCGTAGAAGCTTTGGAAATTGGAACTGGATTTATGATGATGCAACGTGATGTATTAGAAAAATTCACAAAAGAATATCCTAAATTTCGATATAAACCCGATCATAATCGCTCAGAACATTTCGATGGTTCCAGATATATCCATGCATTTTTTGATACAATTATTGATAATGATCAATGGATGGGTGAAGGTAAATCGGAAGGATCCGATCGTTATCTGTCTGAAGATTATATGTTTTGTCAATTAGCACAAAAGATTGGCATTAAAACTTGGTTATGTCCATGGATGAAATTGTCACATGTTGGAACATATGTATTCTCTGGTAATTTGCCAGATATGGGTAATTTAGAATATGCAGCCCATGGATACGATACTGAGAATAGACCTTTCTTAGAAGACAGAAAAAAGAAGTTATCTTCTCAAGGTAAGAATAGAAAGGAACGCAGAAAGCTCGCTGCCAGTAAACGTAAAGAGCAGAAGAAGTCAGGGAAACCTGATTATACTAAAAGCCCTAACCATTTATAAAAAATATGATTATACATAATGAGACTGTTGAGACATTAAAGAACTTTGCCGAAATTAATCAAAGTTTGGTTATTGAAGCCGGCGATGTTATTAAGACAGTTAGTGAACAGACAAATGTGTTGGCGAAAGCGAAACTTAGTCAGAGCTTCGCACAGGATTTTGCGATCTATGATCTCAATAAATTCTTGGGTGTTCTTTCTTTGTTTACAGAACCACAATTTGAATTTAGTGAAAAATCTGTAAAGATTCAATCAAGCGTTGATGCAAATAATTACACAGCTGGTGATTCAGTTGCTGAATATCAATTTGCAAATATGTCTTTGTTTGAAAACGAAAAAAAGATTCTTGCAAAAGATATTGAGTTACCTTCCGAGGATGCTTCATTCACGCTTGAAGAGAAGTATTTTATTGCTATTACGAGAGCAGCATCAGTTATGAGTCTCCCCGAGATTGCTGTTATAGCGAGTGATGGTAAACTCAAAATGCAAGCAATCGATTCCAAAACATCCGTCGATAGCTTCGCAGTTGATTTAGGAACCTCTAATTCTAACTTTAAAATGATTTTTAAGATAGAGAATCTTAAACTTATGAGAGGCACTTATGATGTGAAAATATCAAATAAAGGTCTTGGGCATTTTAAAAATACAAATAAAGAATTAGAGTATTGGATTGCAACTGAACAAACAACATAAGGATTATGTCAGATAATATATTATGGGTTGAGGCATATAGACCTCAAAGGGTATCAGACTGTATTCTTCCCAATCATTTGAAAGAACCATTTCAAGCATTTGTAGATAAAGGTAATATTCCTAATCTATTATTGAGTGGAGGACCAGGTGTAGGTAAGACAACAATTGCTAAAGCAATGTGTAAAGAAATCGGTCTAGATTATCTTGTTGTGAATGGCTCACAAGAATCAGGTATAGATTTATTGAGAGTTAAATTAGAAAATTATTGTAGCAGTGTTTCGTTATTAGGTGGTAGAAAAGTTGTAATTATTGATGAGGCGGATTATTTAAATCCACAATCAACCCAACCAGCATTAAGGGGGTTTATTGAAAGATTCTCAGAAAATTGTAGTTTCATTTTTACTTGCAATTATATACATAGGATTATTGATCCTATTCATTCTCGGACTTCAGTAATTGAGTTTAAAATAGATAAAAAGGATGCTCCTAAAATAGCATCTCAAATGTTAGATAGGGCTAAAGAAATTCTTGATGAAAGTAATGTCAATTATAATGAGAAGGTTCTTGTTGAATTGATAATGAGGTATTATCCAGATTTTAGGAGAACTTTAAATGAATTACAGCGATATAGTAGTACAGGAAGCATTGATAGTGGGATTCTCAGTCAATTGGGCGATTCTAACTTTCTTGCTCTTATTAATGCATTAAAAGAAAAGAATTTTTCCAATGTTCGTAAATGGGTAAATGATTCAAGTCATACAGATCCAAGGAATATATATAGACAATTATATGATAATCTACATGAACATTTAACAGCTAATACGTTACCACCAATTATTTTATTGTTAGCAGATTATCAATATAAATCTGCATTTGCCGCCGACCAACAAATTAATTTAACAGCATGTTTGATTGAGATAATGGTTGAAGGGAATTGGCAATGAATCCATTTGATTTTGTAAAAGATATAAACTATAAGAAGAAGGATTTACTGAAAGATGATCCTGATGGACACTTAGAACGCGAATACAAGTCATTTTTAATTAATAGAACGTTAAGTTTTACCTCCGATACGGCCCTTCATGCTAATGAAATGAACATACGCCCGTTTCTAGATAATAAACTTCAATACCATTATTTGCTAAATATCATTAGACCCAAGAACAGATTTGGTCGATGGTTAAAGGCTGAGAAGTACGAAGCTATAGATCTTATCGTTGAATATTATGGATATTCCTTTCAAAAAGCAAGAGAGGTCATTGATATATTCACAGATGAGGATTTGAGAATTCTTAAGCAAAAATTATTTACAGGTGGATTGAAGGAGCACGATGAATATAGAGGTCGAAGCACTCGTTGAAATCATATTAAAACAACCAGATGATTTTTTAAAAGTAAAAGAGACTTTAACAAGGATTGGTGTAGCATCTAAGAAAGATAAGACGTTATATCAGAGTTGTCATATTTTACATAAGCAAAGTCGATACTATATTGTTCATTTTAAAGAGTTGTTTATGTTAGATGGAAAACCATCTAACTTTTCTGATAATGATGCAGCGAGACGTAATACAATAGTTAATTTATTATCAGAATGGGATTTAGTTCAAATTGTTGATAATGATAAGGTTAAAGATAATGTAGTTCCAATTAATCAGTTAAAAATTATATCTTTTAAAGAAAAAGATGAATGGAACTTAGTAGCTAAATATAATATTGGAAATAAAAAAAGTGATGATGCTAAAGTTGAAAATACACAAATTATATGATGATGTTATCCTTCCAAGCTTTTCCACAAGAGGTGCGGCATGCTTTGATATACATGCATATTATAAACCTGAATTAGGATATAAAGTTTGGAACGATGATAGGAAGAAGTTTATTGATAGAAAAGATTCTTCCATTACAATACATCCATTTCAAAGAGTATTAATTCCAACCGGAATGATCTTAGATATTCCGCCGGGACATTCAGTAAGAATACATCCAAGATCTGGAACAGCAATTAAACAAGGTTTGAGTTTAATTAATTGTGAAGGAGTAATTGATTATGATTATGTGGAACCATTATTTATTGCTTGCATAAATTTATCAGATATTCAGACAGTCGTTATAAATAATGGTGATAGGATCGCTCAGGGCGAACTTGTCAGGGAACTTCAATATGATATTGATGAAACATCTACTAAACCTCTACAAAAAACCGACCGCGATGGTGGTTTTGGGAGTACTGGTAAATGAGTAGATTTAAAGTTTTAGGGCACAGTTACGACTTAGAAATATACGAAGAAGTTTTAACTGATCCTGAAAAAGGTACTATTGAATTCGACGAGGTCGGAGTGTATAGTGCCAACTCCATACTAACTCTAGTATGGATTGTTCTTAAACATCGGTTTGAACATCTGCTCGCTGGTGAGGGATGGAGAGACTGATAATCTTGCTTAATTAAGGAGATAATATGTTACATACAAACGCAATTTCACTGTTCAATAATCCCAAACATTTTGAAACCATGTTACAAACCTCATTAGGGTTTGAACACATGTTTGACAGATTATTTGGGGACTTATCTAATTTTCACCAACAAAATTCTTCAGGTTATCCACCTTATAACTTGAAAAAAGAAGGAGAACATTATATAATAGAGTTAGCAGTTGCTGGACTCAGTGAAAAAGATATTAAAGTGAACGTTGAAGCCGGCGTTTTAACCGTCGAGTCAACAGGTAAGGATTTTACCAAAGAACCAGAAAATGAATTTCTTCATCAAGGAATTGCAAGACGAAATTTCAAACGTTCTTGGACTCTTTCCGATGATATTGTTATTAAGGGAGCAGCTCTTAATAATGGTATGTTAACAGTTTCAATGGAAAAGATTATTCCTGAAGAACAAATGATTAGACAAATTCCGATTGTTACAAATCAGAAATAAATTCGACGGGTCGTTGGGATAAATACTTTAAACCAACGACCTCATAATAGGAGTGAAAGTGAACGAAGCCGAAGATATTAGAGTCGCACAGAACTTTACTTTACCTGAATTAATTAAAAGTTCAACAGCAGACAGAATGGGCATTAGTAATGATCCTGCTACAGATCAAGTATTAGTTAATCTTACTAACGTAGCAAATCATATTTTACAACCGGTCCGAGATAAGTTTGGTCCGATTCGTGTAAATAGTGGTTACAGGGGGCCTGATTTAAATAAGGCAGTGGGTGGATCAAAAACTAGTCAACACTGTAACGGTGAAGCGGCAGATTTTGAATGTTCCAGAGTTGGTAATGACGAATTAGCAGAATGGGTCAGAGATAATTTAGAATTTGATCAATTAATTTTAGAATTTTATCAGCAGGGCAAACCATCAAGTGGATGGGTACATTGTTCTTATAAAACAGATGGCAATAATCGTGGAAAGGTTATGACAGCTTTGAGAGTCAATGGAAAGACTTCTTATAAAGAAGGATTAATTAAATGAGGATTTTAAATGAAATATCTCATACTATGTTATCTCCAAGTTCTCTATACAGTTGGTGCTTTTAGAGATCGAAGATGTTGGATTGATGACCAAATATTATGGTGTTATACTAAGTTAGAAACTTACGGACACAAAATAGATAGCCGATATTATTACAAACATACTAAATGAAATTTTATACTAATGTACATCAGATTGGTGATCATATATTAGTAAGAGGATATGAGAATGGTCAGAAGTTTGATGACCGTGTTGAATACCATCCTACTATCTTTATACCTTCCAGAGAAAAATCCAAATATAAAACTATTGATGGAAAACCTTTGGCTCCTATTAAACCAGGAACAATAAAGGAAACCAGAGACTTTATTCGTAAGTATGACGGAGTTGAAAACTTTCAAATACACGGAATGAATGCTTATAGGTATAGTTGGATATATGATAACTTTCCGAAGGATAAGGGAATCGATTATGATTTTTCCTTATTAACAATTGCAACTATTGATATCGAAGTCGGCTCCGCACATGGATTTCCTGATCCTATATCTGCGATTGAAGAAGTACAAGCGATTACCATTGGGACTGGTGGAAAATATTCTGTTTTTGGTTGTGGTGAGTTTAATAGTAATGAGGAGAATGTAGAATATTTTCAATGTTCAGATGAAAATCATTTAATTCAAGAATTTATTTCATTTTGGGAAAAACTAGCACCAGATATTATTACAGGTTGGAATATACAAGGATTTGATATTCCTTATTTGTATAATAGAATAGTTAGATTATATAGTGTTAAAGAAGCACGCAGGTTATCGCCATGGAACAGAATTCATGAACGGGCTACCAATTTTCGTGGAAAGGAAGTTATCTTTCATGATCTCATCGGAATTGCTGTTATCGATTATATTGATGTTTATAGAAGGAATTCTCCTCCAGCAGAAAGTTATAGGTTAGATTATATTGCTTCAATTGAATTAGGAGAAAGAAAATTATCGTTTGAAGAGTATGGTAATCTTTTTACATTATACAAAGAAAATTTCCAAAAGTTTATTGAATATAATATTAAAGACGTACAATTAGTTGAGAGATTAGAAGAAAAGAAAAAGTTAATTGAAATGGTAGTTGCTCTCGCATATGAAGCAAAAGTAAATTATCAAGACACATTTGGAATGGTTATGATGTGGGAAGTGATCCTCGCAAATGACTTAATGAATAGAAACATTGTAGTCCCACCAAAGAGAGATAATACAAAAAATAAAGCATATACTGGCGCGTATGTAAAAGAAGTGCAAACCGGTATGCATAAATGGGTTGTCAGCTTTGATTTAAATAGCCTATATCCTCATTTAATTATGCAATACAATGTAAGTCCTGAAACTATTTTAACAGGAGTTACACAACAATGTGGTGTAGAAAATTTATTGGAAAAGAGAATTGATCTAAGTAATTTCTATGAAAAAGATATTATTATCGCTGCTAGTGGTCAAGCTTTCAAAAAAGATGAACAAGGATTCTTACCAAGATTGATGCAAGAGAAATATAATAATCGAGTCATTTTTAAAAAGAAGGAAATTGCAGCTAAGAAAAAATTAGAAAAAGAAAAAGATCCGATTGAGATAGAAAAATTAAAAAAAGAAGCAGATTCATTTGGCAATAAACAAACTGCTATGAAATTAATGCTTAATAGTGTTTATGGCGCTTTTGGTAACCCTTATTTTAGATTCTATGATTTAAGAATTTCAGAAGCTATTACATTAGGGGGTCAGCTCAGTATCAGATGGGCTGAAACGACAGTCAATAATTATCTCAATCAAATATTGGAAACAAAGGAGGTTGATTATGTATTGGCATCAGACACTGACTCCCTCTATATTACTTTAGATGATCTAGTTTCAAAAGTATTTCCTGAAGATCCAGAAACAACAAAAGTTATTGATTTCTTAGATAAAGTATGTGAAGATAAAATAACAAAGATAATTGATTCAGGATATGATGATTTAGCTAAGTATATGAATTGTTATGATCAGAAGATGTTTATGAAAAGAGAATGTCTTGCTGACAAGGGTATTTGGACAGGAAAGAAACATTATATTCTTAATGTCCATGATAATGAAGGTGTTAGATATGCAAATCCCCGAATTAAGGTTATGGGGATTGAATCTGTTAAATCATCAACTCCTACATCTTGTAGAGATAAATTAAAAAAGTCTTTTGACATTATTATTAATCAAGATGAAGAAGCTATACAAAAATTCATTGCAGATTTTAGAGTGCAGTTTGAAAAGGAACCTATTGAGAACATCGCTTTTCCTAGATCTGTTAAAGGAATTGAAAAGTATAATGGTGGAGTAGATTTATATGCTAAAGGAACACCTGTACATGTAAAAGCAACACGCTTATATAATCATTTTTTGAAACAGAAGAATTTACAAAATAAGTATCCTGTTATTCAGGAAGGTGAAAAAATTAAGTTTGTTTATTTAAAACAACCTAATCCTATTAGGGATGGGGTCATAGCCATGATGGAAGGCTTGCCTGAAGAGTTCGGACTGCATGCTTATATTGATTATGAGAAGCAATTTGAGAAATCTTTTGGAGGTCCTTTAAATGAAATTTTAAAGGTAATTGGATGGTCCCCTGAAAAAAGAAGTACATTAGAAGCGTTTTTTATTTGATAAATATAGTATGGAGATTTTGTTATGAATAAATTATGGTACACTTGGCAAGAAATGTGTTTAGATGTAAATCAACTTTGTAGAGAGATTACATTAGACCATTTTGAACCAGACGTGATCGTGGGTTTAAGCAGAGGAGGTCTAACGCCCGGCGTTATGATGTCTCATTGGTTAAAGAAGCCTTTTAAGCCCGTGAAAAGCTCTCTCAGAGACTTTCCAGAATGGGAAGAATATCTTCCTAGAAAGACTGATGAAAGAGTTCTAATAGTAGATGACATATGTGATAGTGGTGAAACGTTTGAACGTATATCATCTTTTATTAAGGGCCCAAGAAAGGATCAGCCCTTAGAAATCAGTTGTGATGTAAAGTTTGCATCCCTCTGGTGGAATAACGAGGTCAATTTTGAACCTCATTATTACGTAAGGGAGGTCGCAAAGGACACTGAGAATCTATGGATACATTTTCCGTGGGAATCATGGTGGTCAGCACCTCTGACATTTAATTAACAATTTAATAGGAAAATTCATGTTAGATAAAGCACTCGGTTGGATTAGAGGTATAACCGAACTAGGTCTTGCAATAATTGCCCTTGGAGTTGTTCTTCAGATAATTTTTGGTGCAGCAGTGCCGTTTCTCGGAATGGATATCGTGGGTTCAGTTGTGTCACTCGTAAAACAATTAGGAGCCGAAGGTTTAATTGGCTTAGTTGCAATATGGGTGCTCTGGGGAATATACGAAAAGAAGTAAGACAATAAAAAAATAAAAGGCTCTTTCGGGAGCCTTTTTATACGCGAGAGCGGTGAAGGGGTTGGAAGACCCGTTAATAATGAGCGAGAGAAATTAACAAACACTTTTCTTGGAAGGAGAAAATGAAAAAATTAATTTCAATTTTTATAATTTTGGTTGCAGTCGCAACCTTATTTGGTATTACGGCAGTTGGTAAGAAATTGCCTTCAGTTGGTTATGTTCTAGTGGGACCAAAAAACGATGGCGGATGGTCAATGAGACATTATCATGGATTCATGTCATTAAAAAAACATGGTTATAACGTAGCTGGTGTCGAAATGGTGCCAGAATCAGAATCAACAAAAGTATTTCGTAAACTTGCCAGAAAACATGATATTGTATTTGCTACCTCATTCGGTTATATGGATGGAATGGTGAAGGCTGCAGAAAAAGCACCAGATACAATTTTCATGCATGCCACGGGTTACAAGGGCAATGATACAAATATGGACAACTACGTTTGTCACTCATTTCAAGCACGATACCTAACAGGGATTGCAGCTGGAATGTTGACAAAGACAAATAAAATTGGTGTAGTGGGTTCACATCCAATACCTGAAATCATTCGTAATATTAATGCACTTACACTTGGTGCACAAACAGTAAATCCTGATATTGAAGTTTCTATAGTATGGATAAATTCTTGGTTTGATCCACCTAAAGATATGGATGCGGCCAAGGCTCTTCTTGATGCAGGAAATGATATACTCTATACAACAACCGATTCACCTAGTGTAGTTGCTCTTGCTCAACAAGCATGGAAAACTAATGGTAAAGAAGTTTGGAGTATGGGTAATGATGCACCTATGGGAAGTAACGGCCCAGACCGATACATCACAGGAATGATGTTCAACTGGAATGTTCTTTACAAAACAATTGTTGATCAACTTGCAGCTGGAAAACTCAAAATGAACCAGAGATGGAATTGGGGCTTACAAGAAAATTGTGTAGGTCTATCGCCATGGGGTAAGAATGTTCCGGGTGAAGTTGTTAATAAAGTTGAAACTGTCAAGATGCAATGGATTCAAGATGATCTGGATACATACTTTCCTTTTGATCAAGGAATCACAAAAGCTGATGGAAGCACAGTTGGTAAAGGTGAAATTGCTAGACCTCAAATAGAAACTATGCAATATTTTGTTAAAGGGGTTGTTTCCCGATTTCCCTCAAAATAATATAATGAAAGGTATATATGGAAGGCTTATTTGAAAGCATTCTGACCGCAATAGCGGTTGTTATTAATGGCATACCACAGGGAATTTTAGCGTTAAGTTTTGGCTTCGCAGCTTTTCCTACGGCAATAGCATTTGTAATTGGTATTATTGGTTCGGCATTCTTTATGTCTGTCGCAACTATATCCTTTCAAGCAGAAACAATCACGTTAGCTGGTACTCTAGGTAATAATATAAAAGAAAGACTTTCTCTTATATTTTGGGGTGCCACCCTACTGTTGATTCCCTCTTTGCTTGGAATGAATGAAGCGTTAGTTAATTTTATTGGTCCACTAGTTGTCACATCAATGATGGCTGGAGTGGGTATTATGTTAGCGAATGTTTCTGTAGATTTGTTTAAGTCAGAAAAATGGACAGGAGGAGTATCTTTAATTAGTGCTTTACTTGCTTGGTTTTGGACCAAAGACTTAGCACAAACAATTATATGGTCCGTAAGTTTATCCACACTTTTTTATGTTGCATTAAAGTTTAATGCTGAATTGCGTGAAAAGTTAGGTGTCGTACTAGAAGAAATTGTAGTAGACAAATCACGCGAAAAGTTTACAACGGGCAACATTGAGTGGAAGTTTTGGACTAATAGAAACATTGTTATTGGTGCTTTATCATTAGCATGTTTAAACATTGGCGCCAATATTTCATTTGGTAAAATTACTGGAAGTATTGCAGGGACTAATACAAATATAGATCATCTTGCAATTTATTCTAGTCTTGCAGATATGGGATCAGCATTCTTTGGTGGTGGCCCAGTTGAAGCGATAATTTCTGGAACCGCGGCCGCACCTATGCCAATAGTTGCATCTTGTATTATGATGGGAATTATGGCAGTCATTCTATTAAGCAAAGCATTGCCTTTGATCGGGCAGTATGTACATAGAGCATCTATTGCAGGTTTTCTTTTTGTATTAGGTGTATTTGTTACCTTTGCTACAAATATGGCTGGTGCTATTAGCATTGGTGGAACTTTTGCAGGACCATATGGATTTGGACCAGCAGGAATGGTAATTGGTTCCGCAGCATTTGTAACTGCAAAATTTAATCCTTTTTATGGTTTGCTTGCAGGATTTGCTACAAGCCTAATCATGATGGGAGCTTAATATGGCTTGGGGAGAACCATTTACAGATGAGTTCTATGAATTAAAAGTCGCAGGACTTATACGTAAGTTGCCCAAAGTCAAAATCAATGACGAGCTCGCTATTGCGAGCTTTGTCATATTGGGTGATACAGAATTAATAGAAGAATGTGCTGAAGCAATTATTCTTCTGAATGATTTTCCAAAGAAAGATGAAATTGATATTTTTTGTACACCAGAAGCAAAGGGAATACCATTGGTACATACCATTGCAAGAAGGTTAGGAAAAGATTATGTCATTGCAAGAAAATCTATCAAAGGATATATGGATGATCCTATGATAGAAAAAGTTCAATCTATCACTACAATCGGCGCACAAACACTTGTCCTTGATAGGAGTGATGTTAAGAAATTAGAAGGAAAGAGAGTAGGTATTATTGATGATGTAGTATCTACAGGTGGTTCTTTGATAGGGCTTCAGACAATGTTAGAAAAAATTGATTGTTCTATTGTATGTAAAGCGGCAGTCTTATTGGAAGAGGCTGGATATGATAAAGGTGATATACTTTATTTAGAAAAACTCCCAATTTTTAAACCATAAGGTTTTGTAGGATTGTACCTTAGAACAACCCTATTACACACAACACACACATAAAGGAGACAATATGTCTAATCCATATGAATTAAGATTTAGACTCTTAGAAATGGCATCGAGCTATCTCTATGACCAACAAGAAAGACAACGGGGCTTTGCCGTTGATGCATGGGAATTTGCAAAAGAACAAGGTGAAGCAAATATGAAGTTATGGAAAGAACTTCAACCTGAATCCTTTACCATTGAGGATATTAAGACGAAGGCAACTGAACTCTACGAATTTGTTGAGAAAAAAGCCTAGGTAAAATCAGGGAAATAAATGATTCCGATAATTGATTTCAGAAGTAAAACCTGCATAGAAGAAATGCATAGAGCATATACTACTTGTGGGTTTGCTATCTTTACCAATGTCTATGATAATTGGTTATCGGAATTTACTGATTGGAAAGAACTTATGGAAGAGTTCTTTCAACTACCACTAGATACTAAAAAACAATATCAATATAGTGGAGTAAGAGGCTCATTAACGTGTCGCGCTGGCTGGGGTGAAATGGGTTATATTCAGAATCGATCAGGTGATTTGAAAGAGTCTTATAACTGGATTGATTCAGCAAGAATGCAAGATCAATACTGGCCGACAGAGATTCCAGAGTTCAAATCATCCGCTCAACAGATCCTTCAGATCTCTCAACAACTTTCTCATCAGTTTTTCGACAAGTTCGAAAGCATGTTCAAACTCAAAAAAAAATATTTAATAGATAAGCATATGAGTGGTTATGTTAATATGAGAATGATTCATTATCCAGCGCATGAGAAGCAAGAGGAACACGAGTCTGGAGGAGAACATACTGATTATGGTTCTATTACTTTACTCTTTCGTTTCAATGATGTTGGTGGTTTACAAGTACAGGATAGAAAAACAGATGAATGGATTGATGCTCCTGTAGTGGAGAATTCAATAGTATTAAACATTGGAGATATGTTTCAAAGATGGTCTAATGATACGTTAAAATCAACTAATCATAGAGTTGTTAATACATTTCATACAAAATCTTGCTATTCAATGCCTTATTTTGTAGATCCCGGTAGAGATGTATTAATTAAGAATTTCACAGATGAACCAGATAAGCATTTACCAATTTCTTCTGAAGAGTACTTACAGGACATGCTGCGTTTGAATCATGACAAAAAGAATTGGGAACTACAGATTAATTAATGAACACTTAACTAAATACTTATATTAATAATTATAGAAAGAGGATATTATGTTACCGATATTATTATTCAATGTTATTTCTAGTCTTGTCGTGGACAAAGCAACAGATTTAGCAACAGAGCATGTGGAAAATATGATAAATGATCTACTTCCAGATGAAGCAAAAAAAGAATTAGATGAAGTAATTGCCAGCGATCCTTCGCATGCATTTGATAATGCCAAAGATGCATTGATGGGAGCAGTTGAAGGTAAATTACCTATATCATTAGCAGACGGAACGTTGAAACCAATAGAATTAAATTTTAAAGTTACTTATAATCCTACAGATGGGTCAGTTGATATAGAAAAGTCTTGATATTTTTTTTAATGTGTAGTATAATATATTATGTTTAAGTGAAAGGATTAAATGGGATATTTTGATGAAATGCTGAAAGTGGCGAATAACACTTATGGCTCTAAAGTAAGTGATGGTGTTGAAGCTGGTGATGTGGAAAGCTTTATTGACACCGGATCATATATATTGAATGGATTATTATCAGGGAGTATCTATGGAGGATTACCCTCAAATAAAATTACTGCATTTGCAGGTGAAAGTTCCACAGGTAAAACTTTTTTTGTTTTGGGCTGTGTCAGACAGTTTCTCGCAGATAATCCTACTGGTGGGGTTATATATTTTGAAAGTGAATCTGCCCTAACCAAAGATATGATTGAAATGCGCGGAATAGATTCTAAGCGCATGGTCATCCTTCCTGTTGCAACAGTTCAGGAATTCAGAACACAAGCAACTAAAATTTTAGAAAAACATTTAGAAGAACCTGAAAAAGATCGTCCCCCAATGATGATATGTCTTGATTCATTAGGTAATCTGTCTACTACTAAAGAGATGGAAGATATCGGTGAAGGTAAAGAGACCAGAGATATGACCAGAGCACAAATGGTTAAAGGTACTTTTAGGGTTTTAACTTTATTAGGTGGTAAAGCTAAAGTGCCCCTTGTTGTTACTAATCACACATACGATCAAATAGGAACATTATTTCCTCAAAAAATTATGGGTGGAGGAACTGGCTTACATTATGCCGCATCTAGTATCATATTCCTATCTAAAAAGAAAGAAAAAGATGGTACTGAAGTAATTGGTAATATAGTTCATTGTAGGACTTATAAATCAAGACTTACAAAAGAACATAAAATGGTAGATGTTCTTCTTACATATAAAGAAGGATTGAATAGATATTATGGTTTAGCAGAGTTAGCAGAGAAGTATGGAATCTTTAAAAAAGTTTCTACGAGATTAGAAATGCCTGATGGAGAAAAGGTATTTCTAAAAACAGTTTTAAAAAATCCCACAAAATATTTTACAAAAGAAATTCTCGATCAGATTGATAAAGTTGCCGGGAAAGAATTTTTATATGGTGAAATGGGAATAGAAGAAGAATTAACTCTTGAAAATGATAGTAGAGAAAGTTAAAGTAGTAGAACTAACATTAGAAGACGGATCAAAAATGATATGTCGCGGGGGTGAAGAAGCAGTACTTAGAGCTTGGGGAACTTATCCAGTAGTTTCCGCTAGGTGGACAGGAGAAGAAGAAACGATGCAATGGATTCCGGAAGGAGAACTAAATGAGTAATGAATTAACAAAAGAAGATTATGATAGAATAGACAGTTATTATAGAATGGTCCTACATCCCAAACATCCTGAAGACGTCACACAACAATGTATAGAGATGATGACAGGCCCGTTTAAGGGCGTAGTATATAAGTATGGCAAATTCCAAGTATCACCACCAGATACGGAAGATGAAAGTACTGCTAAGTATGAATATGATATTATAATGGTACCACCCGAATTAGAAGGTGTTGAACACACTGATGAAGAAGGTGAAGAATTTGAATTTATGATTGGTGAAATATTAGTAAAAATGCTATGGGACAGACATCAAGAAACACTAAAATCAGAAACAACAAACCCAGTAACTTTCGTGGAGGACAATGAATCAGAGGATAGAGCACCTAATACTATCACATTTGATACACAATGAACTATTTTCTCGTAAAGTTTCGCCCTATATAAAAGCAGAATATTTTGATGATAATTCAGAAAAGATTATCTTCAAACAAATACAAGAGTATATTCTCAAACATAATAGCTTGCCCACAAAGCAAAGCCTTTTAATTGATTTAGATCAGATAGAAGGTTTGCATGAAACAGAATTCCAACAAGCTACAGATATAATTAAAAAGTTAGATAAGCCAGAAGAAAAAGATATAACATCTTGGCTTACCGAAGCTTCAGAAACGTTTTGTCAAGATAAAGCAATTTATAATGCAGTTGTCGATGCAATTGCTATTTTAGAAGGTAATGAAAAACAAACTAATTTATCTAAAGGTGCAATTCCAAGTATCTTATCTGATGCTTTAGCAGTATCATTTGATCCACATGTAGGTCATGATTTTATTGAGGATGCGAATGAAAGATTTGATTTTTATCATAGGGTTGAAGAAAAGATTGAATTTGATTTAGATATGTTTAATAAAATTACTAAAGGAGGGTTGCCTAACAAGACACTTAATATTTGTCTTGCTGGAACAGGTGTAGGTAAGTCCTTGTTTATGTGTCATCATGCAGCAAGTTGTCTTTCTATTAATAAGAATGTTCTTTATATAACTTTAGAAATGGCTGAAGAAAGGATCGCTGAAAGAATAGATGCAAATCTTTTAGATGTTCCTATTAGTCAATTGGAAGAACTTTCAAGAAACATGTATCAAAATAAAATTGATAAGATAAATGCAAAGACAAAAGGTAAAATTATTATTAAGGAATATCCTACAGCGGCAGCTAGCTCAATGCACTTTAAAAATCTTTTAGCAGAATTAAAGTTGAAACGTAATTTCGTTCCGGATATTATATTCATAGATTATTTGAATATATGTTCTAGCGCAAGAATTAGAACAGGAGCAAATGTAAATTCATATACTTATATTAAATCAATTGCGGAAGAATTGAGAGGATTAGCAGTAGAATTTAATGTTCCAATTCTTTCTGCAACACAGACCACAAGATCAGGATTTACAAGTACAGATATAGGATTAGAAGATACATCTGAAAGTTTTGGTTTACCGGCAACTGCAGATTTTATGTTTGCTATAATATCTTCGGATGAAATGGAAGAATTAAATCAATTACTTGTAAAACAATTAAAGAATAGATATAATGATCCTACATCTTATAAAAAGTTTATTATTGGTATAGACAGATCTAAAATGAGGTTATATGATGTAGAACAAAAAGCTCAAGAAGATATTGCAGATAGTGGACAAGACGATGACCCGTTATTTGATGTTTCTACTAGCAATAGAATGCGTAATAAAGCAGACTTCGGGGCTTTTCAATATGAATGATTTAGATTTTGTTAAAAATTCATTAGGATGTATAAACGAAGCCTTTAAAGAATTTAAGGATTTTTATAATACGTTGGAATTCGGTTTCCGGAAACCTATTTCTCATTGGCATGCCTGCGCCAACAGAATGGAAGAAATATTAGAAGAAGAATTAGATTTTTCTTGTTATGTTAATATACGAAAAGATAGAAGCCATGCTTTATATGAAATAACCTTTGATGGAGCCGCTAATGTTCCCGAAGAACATATTTCAGAATCTGAATTAGAAATAACAATTAATTTATCACCAGAATTTTATACGCAACAACTATCCATTCCGGAAGATGCTTGGGAAAACTATAAACAACAACTCACCCTCACTTTCATTCATGAATTAACACATTCTTTACAATTAGATGACGGCAAAAAACAAAAATATAATGATTATTTTTCAAGCCCATTTGAAATAGATGCGTATAGTTCTGAACTCGCCTTTGATATGTTTCTTTATAATAAAGAAGAAAAAACTTGCGATTCGTATGCAAGGTATGCTACAATAGATACTAAGGTTTCTAATAAAATGAAAACCTTGGCAAAAGAGAAATATCAGTATCTTAAAAAGACTAAATAGTTAAGTAAACTATATTAATAATTAATAGGTAAGTAATAAGGAAAAAGTATGAAAACTTATAAGGATCTAACCCTCGAAGGACTGACGGATGGATTAAGCGGAGGGCATTTTGGTGGATATATAAAAGAAGATCTTGCTCGTGATATTGAAAAAGGCTTTAAACAGTTCGATAAGCTTGAAACAGATTATAGTACTGGTAACCATTACGGTAAAAAAATAAAATGTGGAGACTTCTTTATTATTCCGGAAATTATGATTGAAGGCGAAAAAGGAGGAGAAGGATACAAAGAAGAAATTAGGAACGTTTCGATAACCCTTCAAGATAAAAAAGGAAAGGATGTGACGAAGCTTCTTGATGATTCTGATGATGTATACGACCCCATAGGTCGCAACAAAGGAAACCGCGACATGGAATGGCACAAGTTACAGGGTACTCTTCCCGGTTGGCAATCCGGTGACCCAGTAGATATTCATGGAGCGAGTGAGAATTTAAATGGAAAATTAACTTCAGTTGATAAAAAATTGGTCAAATCAATTGAACAATGGTGTAAGCAAAATTCAGGTAAGTAATATGGATAACGTAGCAGATTCTGCAAAAGAAGTTCTAGAGACTATGGCAATTAGTAAGTTAGCTGTAAAATCAATAGAGGATGTAGCTAAGCGCGCTAATAGAATTACTAGATGGGCCCGGAATAACGGTCAGATGGGCGCGGAAGCTAATTCAATTAAAAAGATGGCTAAAGAACTTAATGATATTATGGATAAGTGGACAAAAGGCGATACGGTAATTGTACCATAGAGAAAAAATGAAAACATATACAACTTTTATGGCACCTGGTTATATTAAGAAGGATATCCGGACTCTCTTAGAAAGAGTAACGCCGGAACTCAAAAAACAAGTGCTCGATAAAATCGAAGATGTTCAAGAAGATGAGGTTTTAAGATCTATTCTCGAAGCTATACAACGAGATGTTATGGTTGCTCTTCTTGAGGAGAAGTGTGAAACTGCTAACATAAAAATGAATAAAGAAGCTTTTATTGACTCTATCATTTTAGCAATTAATAAATCAGGTGCACCAGCTAATGACCAAATGGATTTTTTAAAAGAACTTTTAGCCGGTGAAGTATTTGATTGTAAAAAAATGGTACAAGATAGTCACAAAAAAGTAGTAAGATTAGATTCATATGTTAAAACCAGAAGCCCCATATGGCCAAAAGTTAAAGATAAGTTTATAGAAAATATAACAAAAATAGATAATCAGAATATTGGTCCAGGTGAAATTTTATTTATTTTAGCTACTCCCGGAGCAACGAAGGGTAATGAAAACAATAAAGGCGATGTCGAATTAGCAGACGGTTATAATGTAGAACTTAAAGCATCCGGAGGCACGTTTTCCAAACCTGACAAATTTGCAGATGCTAAATTATTTTTTATTAATGCGTTCAAAGATTTAGGTAGCGATATAACAGCAAAAGAAGCAGATAAAATGGGTCTTGGAGGTAGAAGTGTTTATAAGGATAGCAATGCGACAGGTGGTATACCTAAAGCCCTTTCTCTTGGTAGTAAAAAATATACTACTTTATGGATGGAAAAAAATGGCGGTTCACAAAGACAAGCAGATAAAGCTTGCGAAAAACTATGGCATGATATTTGTGTTGAAGCAATGCCTTTTGACAAAGCCTCGAAATATGTTTTTAATAAGACTGTAAAGAATGGATTAACCGATCCTAATGAATTTATAAAACAATGGAACGCCAATGCATTAAATGATTATAAAGAACATGGATGGGATTATGTTACATTATTTGATAAAATATCATTGGATGTCATCTCATTTAAAGATGGGAAAGATCTCTATACTTCTAAAGAATGGAATCCAGGTACTGAATGGATGTTAAGATGGACTGGTGGAGGAGGTTTTTCTGGTACAGGATCATCTACAAGAATAAAAACAGGTCCTTTCAAAAATGAAGCAATTTTTGATCCTGGTGATACCGATTTTGAGAAAAAGATAAAAGAAAAAAATGCAATAAGAAGTTCATTAGAATCAACTTTTAAATCACTTAGTAAAAAACAATCTAATAAACAGGCTTTTGAATATTCTAGTGTGAAAGCTCTAAAAAATAAAAGAGGTAAGCCAATTGGCTACTCTTCAAAAGGTTTGATGAATGATAACAATTCACCGGAAGATTTTAAAAAGGTGAGCAATGAACTTGGAGCAGCTTTGGACAGGTATTTTTCTCTTAAAAATGAATTGAAATTTGGTAGAGATAATGCTGATAGAGATCTTGGAAAAAGTTTTGCGGATATGAAACGGAAATTGGGTGTCACATGAAAAAATATAAAGAATTTATAACAGAAGCATCAGGCTTCGATAAAGATGTTCATGTATCTTATTATGAAAGGTTTCCAGAATATACTGGAGGTGGGTGGTTTACTGATGTACATAAATTTCATGATTATCTTATGGATCCGACAAGTTATTATCATACGCGCGCAGTGCGTTCTCCGCAACATCCAATTACTGGAAAAAAAGAACTTCGATTTAAAATGATAGATAAACGAATAGTCAACGATGCGGATTTTGAATCTAGATATTATGCGGCGATAAATGCGCCATGGCCAGATAAGGAATTGGCTGCTATTATGAAAGCTGCTAAAGATAAGGTATGAAACAGTATAAACAATTTCTTACAGAAGCATCTGGAAAAAATCTTCATATGGAGCATCTTGAAGATGAGGTGTTAAATGGTGGAGTTAATGGTACTAGAGGTGCTATTGATTTTTTGAGATCCTTAAGAAATATGTTAGCTGGTCATAATAAAGAAGCTGTTAATGTTACAGTAAAGTGGGATGGTGCCCCTGCTATATGTGCTGGGATTCATCCTAATGGAAAGTTCTTTGTTGATTATAAATCAATGAGACGACCATGCTTTACACAAGCTGATGTTGATGAACATTTTAGTGGAGGACCTCTTCAGTCTAAAATGAGTGCTTTATTAGAACATTTACCTAAGTTAAAGATCCCTGGAAATATTTTTCAAGGTGATGTGCTTTGGACAGATGATAGAGAAAAGAAAATTAAAACAATTGGTGGTGAAAAACAAGTTACGTTTACACCTAATACAATAACATACGCTGTCCCTTTAAATACGGAACTATCAAATGCTATAATTAAAGCAAAAATAGGAATTGTTTTTCATACAACATATAGAACAGCAGGACAAGAAGATTTAACAGATCTGAAAGCAGAGTTTGGAGCTGATGTAAATGAATGGACAAAACATAAAGATGTTTGGGCAGTTAATGCTGATTTTACAGATTTAAGCGGAACAGCAACATTTACTAAAACTGATGAAACTAAAGTTACCGGAATGTTATCTCAGTTAGGAAAAGATTTTAATAAAGTTAATGGCCGATTTCTTGATAGTATCAAAGATGATAATATATTAAAAGTTCATATTAAAACCTATATAAATTCGAAAGTCAGAGAAGGAGAATTTATAGATGAAAGATTAGCGAGAGATGCTGTAAAATTTATTAAATCTAAATTGGATAAAGAAGTATCAAAGCTGAAAACAGAAAGAGGACGTTCGCGGAAACAAATGACAGTTGATGAATTCTTAAAAAAATTAAATGGAAATTTAGATCAAATAGGTACTGTTTTTCGTATAATGGCTTTAATAAATAATATTAAACTATATATTGTAGAAAAGTTAGAAGAAGTTAAAGGTTTAACTTCTACATTTATTAAAACCTCATCAGGATATAAAGTAACCAAACCAGAAGGATTTGTTGCTATAGATTCATTTGATTCTGGTAAGGGATTAAAATTAGTTAACAGAATGGAATTTAGTAGAATAAATTTCACTGCAGAAAAGGATTGGGACCAATGAAAACATATAAGGATTTTAAATTAGACTTCGGCGGAGGTTTATCAGAAGGTAAAATAGGCAGGGTTAGGGTTGATGAAGCAAAAGCAAAACCTTACACTTTCCTAGGAACACTACAAGGTGGAAGACCAAGCGACAAGGATGGAAAAGAAAGTAGAGGCCAACAGGTCGTTATTGATTTTATAGATGAGGGTTATTGGCATGAAGAACTTAGCAAAGTAAAAAATCCAGATCAATTTTTTGAGGATATTGAAGAATATTGCGATATCAATATGGCACCAAATAATAGTAGAGATGGAAAGAAAGTCATGCAAGCTATAGCAAAAAAGAAACTGTGGGTTGACAGAGACTCTTTTGGTGATTCCATTATTGGTACTGGACCAGACAAAAGAAAACTAAGAACAGCTTTAATAGATTACAGAGATTAGGATTGGGACCAATGAGAAATTATAAAGAATTTTCAATAATAAATGAATCTAAGTATTCTGATAAAATGATTAAGGCTCTTGGTGAATGTATTGATGCCGCGCCAGATAGAGCTAAAAATAAATTGGCTCAAGTATTTGAAGAATATATGGAAAAGTTTGGTAGAAAACAACCCAAATTACCTTATATGATGCAAGGTTTTTTTGATGCGATAGAAGAATTTTCAGATGCAAGAGTAGACAGAGAAAACTGGTAGGAGTTTAATGAAAAATTATAAAGAATTTACAGAAGAAGTTTTTAATCATCATATAGTTCAAGGTAGTACTGAAAAGGGTAAAGTTACACATTCCGGCTCGCTGCGGCAAATGCAAAAAGCGATAAGGGACCCGAAAATGCCTACCGATCACGTTCTTGTAAAAACTAGACATGATTTAAAGACAGGCGATGATTGGAAAAAACATATGCATGCAGAAGATGCTACGGATAATCTTTTAAAGAAAAAGAAGAAAATTGCACAGACAATCAGTCATCCAGGATATGATGCAGAATCAAAAAATGAAGGGATCTTCGGATCAACTTCAGCGAAGAAATCTCGGGACAAAATGTTTCTTGCTAGAAGCCGCGGAAATACAATAAAGAAAGACGAGCCCGTTAACGAACTTTCAAAAGGTTTATTACAACGAGCAGCGAACACTGCTAGGGACCAAGCCGGCCAAAAGAGGGGTGAGGCAGATAAGGCCGCTTCAAGGGTTGGGGATACTAGTCAACCACCAGGTCAAAACCTTAAATCGAAACGTGCAAATTACCAAGCAGCTAAAAAAGATTATCAAGCATTTAAATTCAGTAAAGCTGCTGACAAGAAAGAAGCATGGGAGAAACCAAGAGATAAAGACTTTGAAAAGCTAGGACCTCTCTCCAAGGGTGAACTGAAAAAGAAGAAAGATACCAAAGAAGGCGTTGATATGTATGATAATAAAAGAAAAGAAGCAGAGATGAGGAAGAAGGCTAGAGAAACTCCTTCCTCTCCAGAAACTCAAGCTAAGCTTAAAAGGGCAAGAGCGGGAGAAGTTGTTAAAGAGAGCATTAAACCACAATCACATGAATATTTTGGTAGCGGACCGTTCTCGGGCGAATATAGTGATGTTGCGACAGCCGTATTAAGAATCGCGAAAAAAGTTGCAAAAGAAGGTATTGAAGAGGAAGAAATAGGATTTGAAAAAATGTCTGATGATAAAGTAAACAAAGCCGTTACAGACGCTTATCTTGAAAAGGTTCAAGGAGAAAATTGATCTCATTTACGCAATTGCGGGAAGGTTCGTTAAAAACCGCTGTATTTACATTTGGTCGATTCAATCCCCCTACGATTGGACATGAAGTTTTAGTTAATAAAATTGAAACTGTGGCTAAACGAAATCGAGCCGACGCTTTTGTTTTTTTAAGTTCCTCTCAAGATTCGAAAAAAAATCCATTGGATTATAAAGATAAAGTTAAATGGATGAAGAAAATGTTTAAGCCTAGAGGCCAAGATATTTTCAAATATTCCAAAGATCAACCCAATGATGTTATGAGAGTCGCTTCACTATTGCATGATGATGGATATGAACAAATCATTATGGTTGCTGGAAGTGATAGGATAAATGAATTTAAAAAGCTTTTGTCTCAATACAATGGTGTTAAGGATAAACCACATGGCTTTTATGATTTTAAAAAAATAGATATAGAAAGCGCAGGGGAAAGAGACCCTGATGCAGATGATGCGTCGGGTATGTCAGCATCTAATTTAAGATCTCTTGCAGTTGATGCTGATTTTGATAAGTTTAAAGAAGGGTTGCCTGATTCATTAGCTGAAAGAGATAAACGTTTGTTATATCAAACTTTACGAAAAAATATGAAATTAGCAGTTGTTGAAGCGCAAATAAAAGAAAAGTTAGGTCCTGGTGCGCCAATTGGGAAAATGAAAAATTCAATAAAGGATCCCAAAAAAGCAGAAACTGATTTTATTAATGCAAATAAACCAAAGACAAAAAAACAGCACAGTACAAATATAGATGACATTCTTGCAAAAGCGGCCGCGGGAAAAAGTCCCTTAGAAAAAAGTGCTCCAAAAGAATCTATAATGATGGACAAGGTCACTTTTGAAAATAAGGAATATTGGGTTGATGATATCACTAAAGATATATTTGAATATTTAAAAGAGTTCGCAACTACTAAAACAACAAAAGAATATTATAAGCGCGCTTTAAAAGAAGCAGCGGATTTTTGGGGAAGATTTGAAATGGCTTTTGGAGCACCAATAGCTTTATGGGAAGTATCTAAATTAAAAGAACATACGAAAAAAGCAGCTGATTTTATTACCCTATTAGGTGAAGATGTTAATTATGATGTAGCAAATCTTTCATATATGTACGAAAGAATAGATGAATTACCTACTAATGAAATTGATATTAGTAAGCCAGTACGCCCAAAATTGCAGAAAATACTCGGATTAAAGGAATGGCACAAGGATAGAGCTAAAGAAGGTAAACAGTTAGAATTAGGAACAGATAAATATAGACAATATGTTGTCGATTTAACTCCCGGAGAGGATTTTAAATCAGAACAAGACAAAATTAGGAAACAACAAATGGAAAGATTCGATAAGATGATTTCCAAAATTATTGCCAACAGGAGCAAATAATGGATTGGTCAAAATATTATCCCGCTAATTATACGGCGATAACACCCGAAGATATTGAGATGATAAAGGAGTTAAAGAGAACACCTCCTGTTGAAGAAGACAATACTAATGATAAGTCAGATGATGGAGAAGAAATAGATAAGGTCCAACCTAAAGCATTAAAGAAAAAGTTTGATGATCGTAAAGATAAAGATATCGACAATGATGGCGATACAGATGATTCTGATGAAGTTATTCACGCTAAAAGAAAAGCTATTAGTAAAGCTATTGATAAAAAAGAAGAGGTTGAAGACGTAGATGAAATGTCTAAGGATGAATATAAAGATGATAATATGAAGAAGCAACAGAAGAAGAAGAAAAAGAAAGGTGATCCAGAAGAGGTTGAGTATTCCAAGAAACAGGATACAGTTACAAATATGGAATCAGTCTCTCATGGAAAACCAGGCGTAATTGATATCTATAAAGAAACATTAGCGTTAGCAAAAGTAACAAGAGGTAGAGATAAATTGGCTCTTGAAGGTGCTGCAAAGTTAATAAAGCAACGTTCTTATGATAAGTTAGCACCTTACTTAGATAGTATGGAAGAAGAACCCCGGCAATCTATTTTAATGATCTTAATGAATGATCAAAAGATTGCTGATAAAGTCATGAAGAAAATGAACACAGAAAATTATCATGGCTGGTTAATGTCTGAAATGCATCAGAAGTATGATGGACTTACATGGACTGAAATTGGTGAACGTTTAATTAAAACACCAGAACGTAGATTAGTTGCGCTTGCATATGCAACTAAGATGGGAACAATAGATGCTCCTTCGCCTGAAGTACAAAGATTAGCAGATGAATGTGAATTAGAGGATTTAGAAAAAGCAGCCGGCTCAATAATAGATGAAGATGATGAGCTAGATGAGGCAAAATCCGAAGGAGAAAAAATTGCAGATAAGAATAAAGCTGATAATGCAAAAAAGGCTGCTGGGACAAATCAAGATAATCAATCAGATGCTAATACAGCTGATAAAGAACGTGAAACACAATCTAATGTAAATGATAAAGAACAAGAAAAACGAATGGCACAATCAGAAAAAGAAAGAGCAGCAAAAAAGAAGCAACAAGCCACTGCACGTGCTAGAGAAGTAGATGATCCTTCAGTGAAAGTCGATACAAGAGATCGAACTATGCGTTCTAAACTGGTTGGTATAGCTCATGCCGCATTAGAAAATGCTGAAGAAGTGCCTGAAACAATTGATGCAAGACGTAGAGTATTTAAAGAAAAACTAAAAAAACTTGCATATGAAAAGGCTAAAGCAATAGTTGCAAATCGTAGTAAAAAAGACTTAGAGCCTGATTTTGCTCATACAGAAGAACCTGTTGATGAACTCTCAGTAAAGACATTAAACCGCGCAGCCGGTGCAGCAAAGAAGGATGCCGAAGTACACAGAGCCACACAAGCTCACGCGAAGATGGTGAAAGACAAGTATGGCCTCAAAAGTACTGTGGGTAAAGGAGAGAAGTCCGGGGAGTGGGCAGCAAAGAGAGATAAACAAGCCGGAAAATTCAGGGCGGCAGCCGATCAGAAAGAAGCAAAAAAAGAAAAAGAAGAAGATACTGATAGTATCGGATCTAAAATTAAAGAAACAGGAAAAGTTGATAACAAAGTAAAAATGGAGCCAACGGTGAAAGAAAGCGCAGGAGTTTCTTTTGTACGTAAATACAAAGAGAAAATAACAGAAGAATCTAAAGACATAAAACTTACAACGTCAATATTGGAATATTTGGGCAGTTCTTTTGGTCGTGTAAAAAGGGCAGTACCGGTTGGTGCTGAATTTGCTTCTGATGACGCGCCCGCTTCCGCGACTTCAATTGCACGAGCATTGAAGTGTAGTCCACAGCAAGTACAAAAAATGTTGGACGATATGGTAGAAGCAGGAACAGTTAGTCGTGTCGGAGATGCATATTCATATGCCGCACCTAGACCAGCAGAACCTTTAGGAAATGCTGATTATCATTAAAAAATATGTATATAGTGATTGGGAATGGTGAAAGTCGTAAAGATTTTGACCTTAGTTTATTATTAGATCATACAACATATGGTTGTAATGCGATGTATAGAGATTGGACACCAACCAATCTTATATGTATTGATAATAAAATGTTACATGAGTTGGTAGAATCGCAATATCCTAAATCAAATCAATGTTGGTTTAGAAATTTTCAGTTACTGGATCCTGATATGTATCCAGTTTTCAGGTCAACATTGACACCTGATATAAAAGTAATAGAGAATGAGAAAACAGATTATAAATTCGCCTATTACGGACAAGAGATTAGTAGAGTTTTTCATGATGATACCCATACAATGGATTTACTAGCAAATCCTTGTCATTGGTTTACATGGGTAGATAAGCATGATAAAATAAATGTGGTAGATGATTTAAAACATATACCTATGTTAGATTCCGGACCACTTGCAACTTGGATATGTTGTGAGACAGAAAAACCAGATAAAGTTTATTTAATGGGGTTCGATTTTAACATAAATGACGGAAAAGTAAACAATATATATAAAGATACTGATTGTTATGCTCCTAGTTATGCATTGCCAGTGAAAGCGGCAGGGTGGATTCAAAATTTTGAAACAATGTTTACTGATTATTTTCCTGAAGTTGACTTTATACATATTCAGGAAGAACAATGTTTTAATAAAGATATTTCTAATATAGATACTATATCTATAAATGAGTTTAAAAAGTTGTTATAAATATTAAAAATTAATAAGGAGACATAATGCCTTTATGGGGAAAAGCCGCTGCTGGTACGCAAGCACAAAAACCAAAGTGGATAGGTACTACAGAAGGTGCAGTATACAATAAACAAGACATCTATGGCGCTGACAATGGCTGGGTCATCAATACTAAAGCCAGTAAGAATTCTGGCGCGGCCCCTGAAATTTTAGTTGCTATGGGCGGTCTTGGTACAACACTTGCCGCACCATCTATTACATCAATGAGATTTACTGCGTCAGCAATCACAGGTGGATCTCGAACAGTATCTGTTCAGGTCACTTGGGATGAAAGAGTTACAGTTACTGGATCGCCTACAGTTTCCATTGCTAATGGTAACCAAGGATCCGGATCAGGTCGAGGACCACACGTTTGTGTTTATGCTTCAGGTTCCGGAACGAATAGACTTACATTCACCAAAGCATCTGAAACAGTTGCAACAAGCGATGTTCTTACATTAGGTGGAGCTAACGTTTTACTTGCTGGTGGAACAATTAAAGATACAACCGATGGATCAACTGTAGCATTGTTAGTTCTTTCAGGATTAACTGCAGTTACATTGACAGTAACTTAATTTAATTAAATATTATGGAATATATTGAAAATGTTAATGTTGCTCAAATAATGCAACAACAGCAAAATTATAAAACTGAGAAGGATGCACTTGAATTGCGTCTTTCTCAGTTACAGAATGAAGTTGAGAGTACTAAACGAGGTATACATAGTTATGACGGTGCAATACAAGCATGTAGTGCATTATTACAAACCGCTGAATCTAAAGAGGTAGAGATCCCTGAATTGGAAGAAAAGTAAATGGCAGATAAAACAATTCCCGCTTTAAATACACATGATAGTCCTACAGCGGAAGATTTATTAATTATCGTTGATGACCCTTCTGGAAATCCTGTAAATAAGAAAATTCGTGTAGATAATTTATTATCAGCACTTTCTACAGATACGACAACTAGAAGTGTTTCAAATAAAATTCAATCGCGAGCGGATACGAATATTGCAAGGGATCTAAATTTACGAAATGCTAAGACCGTTTTACAGCCTGAAAAAATAAAAGGTGAGGTAGATGATTTAACAGTTGTTTTAGGAACTTTAGATTTAGAAGAAAATTCGTGTTGGCACGTTGAAATTGATGGTACTTCCGTAACTGCTAATGATACTTTTAAATGGTGGAGAGACGGCGATACTTCAACTGGAGCAGCAACTGTTGATATTGATGGAACTGATCAAGCGCTTGCTAATGGTATCAGCATTAAATTTGATACAGTTACCGGACATAAGGTAGCCGATCGATGGCAAATTGTTGGTTTAATAGAATCAAGAATTGATTTTCAAGGTAGCCTATTAATAGAAGATAGTGTTCCGGATAATGGTTCTTTTACCAGTAACTTTTCTGAAACTGGTAATATGCAATTAGAATCTGGAATAGATATGGCATTTGAAGATGGTACAGAAAAAGATATGTACATATCTGCAAATACTACTGTTATTAGATTTGTTGGTGGCTTACAAATAGGAACCGCAACTGATATAGTTGGATTTTATGGAAAAGCTCCCGTCGCAGCTAATTCTACTTTTGTTGCCGGTGCATCAACCGCTGCACATATTATAACAGAATTGACACGTTTAGGATTGGTATCCTAAATATTTGGATGTCTGAGAAAGACCCTTCGCAAGAGCGATTCTCAGCATGATTTTAACTGGTGGTGAGTCCCACCGCAAAAGCCAGCAAGGAGATAAGAGATGGCTGATAAGAAAATTACCGCTTTAACGCCCGCGTCAGAAGCGGCGTCAGAAGATTTACTACATGTAATTGATGATCCTTCCGGATCCCCGGTTAATAAAAAGTTAACCGTTAAATCATTTTTCGGAAATGTAACACATACAATTACCGGAACTACACAAGCAACAACAGAGATGATTCATAAAACTCTGCATACTGCTAATATAGCACCTTCCTCATCGGATATTTTTGATAGCATTGTTACTTCAGATATTACTGTTGATGTTAAAGCAACAGGATTGGCCCAAGGTAATGTTGCAACATTAACTGCATCTGCAGCTACAGCAAAGATCCATGATGGAAATGTTGCTTTCACTTCAGAGGTATCAGCTGTTAAAGGTATCTTAGATCTTAATACATGGGATAGTGCTGATTCTTCAGCTGGTTCATCCTATTGTATTATTGCAGCTCATGCAAACAGTGCAGCTGCTCCAAGTGCTTCACCCACAGCATTTTTAAAAATGGATGTAGCGGCTTCTTTAACAGGAGCTTCACAAAATGTTTCGTTTGCTATGGATTGTGCACCCGGAGGTGGTTACGGTGCCGCAGCCGGCGCGAACGTTGGTCCTTTCTTTACAACTGGGGCTAATACATCTGGTTCTTATACCGCGCCTGCAAATGGTGCTATTAAGTGCCAAGTTTCAGGTGTAACTAAGTATTTGTTAATGTGGGATAATATTGGTTAATATTTAATAAAATGGATAATTATGTTTAAACGTGAAGACATTGAAAAGCAAATAGGGTTTTTAGACAAAGATGTTACAAGCGTACAGGAAAGAATAGAAGCAGTGAGGGCAGAAGAAACACAACTTGTGTCCACACTCGCTTCTCTTAACGGCGCTATACAAGTATCTAACCACTATTTGTCTATGATGGATAATCAGCCTGAGAAAGTTGAAGAAGATAAAATGGTTGATAAAGCATTTGAAGAGAAGAAAAAGAAGGTCGAAGCAAAACGCCTTGTGAAAGACCAAAAGATCGACGCGAATGAATTTTGATGATATTAATGAAAATAATATCGAATTTTTTTGTATGAATCATTATAATAATCCTCAATGTATAAGTACAGAGGATTATAGCGATGACATGAAACGATTTAAATATTTAAAAAGACATTTAAATCATTATTTGGCATGCGGCGAGTTAAAAGAAAGATTGATTCTTAACCATTTAATTATGATATATAATTTATTTGATAATGAATCTGGAACGCGAATATTATTTTATAAAATTGAAGAAAATAGTTGGACAGTATTAAAACCTTTTTTAATTTATTTAAGAAGGATGCCCAAAATTATTCGCGGTGTCAAGGGTAGAGATATCCGAGATAGTGATATACAATTAGATAAACTTGTAATAAAGCAATTAAGATGCCTATAGGATTAAGATCAGTATTAACGCAAGGTTCAGATTTATTCTTTCTATTTTCCTTTTTAAAACGATTAGTAACACCTTTTGAAAAAACAAAAGCGTTTGCATTAGGCATTATTGATAAGAATGGTAAAAATCTTATTAAGAAAAGAAAATTTACTACTCAAGATCAACGCGATGCTTATACAATGATGGATACACTTATTTTCAATTTAAAAAGATTGTTAGCTGTCGTACCAGGAGGAAAATCAAGAATAGCAACTTATGCTGCAGCACTGTTATTGCTTAAAGAAGAAAAAGCGTTAAAATTACTTCAAAATGAAAAGTTATTGAAAGAAGAATTTTTAATTCTTTATGAAGACATGTGTTATGAATGGCAATTAGATATGAATGATCCTGATCAGATGTTTTTAATTGAAGAAACAATTGATGAAAATTTAGTAGCAAAATTTAAAGATGTTCATAGAAACATGTCTAATAAAAAAGCAATGCATGCAATTGCAACTGCCCAAACAATGGGATTAGATCCTCTCAAAATGCAAATGTATTTGGCAGCAATCATACCAGTAATAACAACTTTAGGTTCAAATTATGAACCCGAAGAAAAAGTAATTGAAGATGCGCCCGCAATGTCAATGGGTGCAGGTGGAATCGCAGGTTCTGCCGAAGCAGGCGATGATCCACCTGTTAGAAAAAAGAAGAAAAAAGGTGATGCTATGCCGATTCTAGCTAGAAAAGGCATTAAAGAACATCTAAGAGTTTTCCCATCTTAAAATTATATTAGAATTAGATTAGAAAGGTAATTATGGCAGGAATACAAGAGACAAAAGACGTTTTAGCTTTTGTGTTTTCATTTGGAAAAGCAACGGCTTCGGCAATGGAAGACGGTGATATTGGTTGGTCAGATGCTCTCAAATTTATAGAACCATTACAAAAGTTGGGGCCAGCTATTGATAATATTGAAGACATTTTAGTTGAACTCCAAGACCTAGACGATGAAGAATTCGCAGAATTGGTGCAATTTGCCAAGGACGAATTTGGATTAGAAGACCTGGCTGATGATACCGAAGTAATGGTAGAAGAAGCGATTAATGCGGGGGTTGAAATCGTTAAGATCATACGAATGTTCAAGTAAAGAACATCCTTGGCAAAAGGGAATCATTGAGATTCCCTTTTTTTATCCTTGAAATTAATTTTTTATTATGTTATAATATAATTTTATATTAAATTCCCCAATTATTGAGAGATATGAGTCTTTACATAGATCATAAGTATACTAATTTATTATCCTCCCGCCTTCAACGTTTTACAAGAAAATCTAGAGATCTTTATAATTTCAGATGTCCATTATGTGGAGATTCATCTAAGAATCTATTCAAAGCAAGGGGATATCTTTTTAATAAGAAACAAAATTTAATTTTCAAGTGTCATAATTGTGGTTCTGGTGGCCCCTTAAAAGTTTTAATAGATAAACTTGATCCTGTTTTATCAAAGCAATATACTTTTGAAAAGTGGAGAGAAAAGGAGGGTGATGATACACATCCAGATAAAGAAGAAAAAGTACCTGTCTTTAGAAAACCTGTATTTACAAAAGTAGGGTGTCCTAAGTTAATAGAATTAGGAGCAAATCATCCTGCTGTAAAGTTTTGTGATTTAAGAAAAATACCTAAAGTTCGGTATAGTGATATGTACTTTGCGGATTGTTTTAAAAGTTGGGTAAGTAAATATGATGTTGAACTTGCTGCGCGATTAAGACCACATGACCCCAGAATTATTATCCCGTTTTTTAATAAAGAAAAAAAATTAATTGCAGCACAAGGAAGAAGTTTAGAGGATTCAACTCTAAGGTATTTTACTGTTAAGATTGATAAGGATGCAAGTAAAATATTTGGATTAGATAGAAATGATCCAACTCAAAGGACTTACATTGTTGAAGGCCCTATTGATAGTATGTTTCTCCCTAACGCTCTGGCTATGGCCGGTAGTGATATAGATGACACTACTCAATTTTACGCTCGCGATGTTGTTTTTGTTTATGATAACGAACGACGAAATAAAGAAATTGTGGCTAAGATGGAGAAAGCCATGAAAAAAGGATTTGCAGTTTGTATATGGCCGGATGCAATTAAAGTTAAAGATATTAACGATATGGTGCTGATTGGAATGGACATTTTGCAGATTGAAGAGACGATAAATACTAACACCTTTCGTGGCTTACCTGCACGGGTAAAATTAAATCAATGGAAAAGGACATGACAGAAGAAGTGAAAGTCCATGAATTTGGATTTGTTAAATTATTAGATGTTATGGGTGATGATGAAGAAGTTGAGAACGCAGCGCGAATTAGTTATGGTGTTGGCACTCGGAAGGCTAGTCAAACAAGAAATCTCATTCGGTATTTAATGAGGCATAAACACACATCACCTTTTGAGATGTGTGAAGTTAAGTTTCATATTAAGTTACCAATTTTTGTGATGAGACAAATAGTTCGGCATCGGACGGCGAACTTAAATGAGTATTCAGGACGATACTCAATTATGAGCAATGATTTTTACGTACCACATGATAATGATATTCAAAAGCAATCAAAACAGAATAACCAAGGTAGGGGCGAAGATCTTGAAAAAAAAGGACTGGTTAAATATGAATTTAATCGCCAATATGATAATGCTTCCTGGGCCTACAAAAATTTACTAGATCTGGATTTAGCTCGAGAATTAGCACGCTCAGTACTGCCTGTTGGCAATTATACAGAAGTTATTTGGAAAACAGATTTACATAATTTTTTTGGATTTTGTAAATTGAGAATGGACAAACACGCACAGAAAGAAGTTAGAGATTATGCATCAGTGATGTATAATCTAGTGAAACCCAAATTTCCCCTTTGTTGTGACGCGTTTGAAGATTATATTTTAAATGCAGTTTCTTTTTCTCAAAAAGAAATGCGTATAATTAAAGACAATTTAAATGGTAGTTGGGTAATGGCAAAGTACGGGTTATCAGAGCGCGAATCAACGGAATTTTTACAAAAGCTCAAACCAGAAGGGAAAGAAGAATGAATTTGCCTACAGAATACCAATCCTTTATACATCTTTCTAGATATGCAAGATGGAATTATGAAAATGAAAGAAGAGAAACATGGCCAGAAACAGTTGGCAGGTATTTTAATTTTTTTAAAGAAGATTTAAATGAAAAATGTAATTATGATTTAACTGATGAAGAAAGAAAACAATTAGAAGATGAAGTTTTAAATTTAGAAATTATGCCGTCTATGAGATGTATGATGACAGCCGGGGTTCCATTAAAAAAGGAAAATGTATCCGGTTATAATTGCTCATATGTAAAATGTGATAATCAAAGAACGTTTGATGAAATTATGTATGTTTTAATGAACGGAACAGGTGTTGGATTTTCTGTTGAAGAAGAATATACAAAACAGATGCCGACAATCGCTGAAGAATTTTATCCAACAGATACTGTTATTGTTGTTGCTGATAGTAAGTTAGGATGGTGTAAATCATATAAAGAATTAGTTGCTTTATTATATCAAGGTTTGATACCTAAATGGGATGTTAGTAAAGTAAGACCTGCTGGGATGCCATTAAAGACTTTTGGTGGTCGGGCTTCAGGACCCGAACCATTAGTTGATTTATTTAATTTTGTTAAAGATATATTTAAAAATTCAGCCGGAAGAAAACTTAAACCTATTGAATGTCATGATATTATTTGTAAAACAGCAGAAGTTGTTGTTGTCGGAGGAGTTCGTAGAAGTGCTCTTATTAGCTTGTCTGATTTAAACGATAGAGAGATGCGATTCGCAAAACATGGCGAATGGTATAAACTTAATGTACAACGGTCACTCGCAAACAATTCAGTTAATTATAAAGAAAAGCCAGATGTTGGGACTTTTATGCGAGAATGGTTATCTCTCTATGATTCAAAATCTGGAGAGCGTGGAATATATAACAGCGTATCGGCTAAAAGCCAAGTTCAAAAATTAAATGAAAGAGAACCAGATGGAAATGGAAATTTTATTAGAAGACGAGATGCCAGAGACGATTTTGGCACAAATCCGTGCAGCGAAATCATTTTACGATCAAGAGAATTCTGCAACCTCTCCGAAGTCGTTGTCAGAGGATCAGACACTAGCGAGTCTCTCAAAAACAAAGTTCGCAGTGCGACCATTCTTGGAACATTTCAGTCCACCCTCACCGACTTCAAATATCTTACAAGAGAGTGGAACAGAAACTGCGCAGAGGAACGATTGCTCGGAGTTTCTCTTACCGGGATCATGGACAATGGATTAACTAATGGTAAATCTGGTAAAAAGAAAACTGGTGAATTATTGGATGAACTTCGTAAGATTGCCATTAAAACGAATGCAGAATGGGCTGATAAACTCGGTATCCCTAGATCAGCCGCCATTACGTGTGTTAAACCTTCGGGTACTGTTTCTCAGTTGGTTGATTCTGCTAGTGGTATTCATGCCCGTCATAATCCTTATTACATCAGAACAGTGCGAGCAGATAATAAAGATCCTTTGTGTAAATTTATGAAAGATCAAAATTTTCCTAATGAACCTGACGTAACAAAACCAGATCATACTACAGTTTTTGCGTTTCCACAAAAAAGTCCAAAAGGTGCTGTTTGTAGAACAGATCTGACCGCACTCGAACAATTAGATCTTTGGAAATTATATCAAGATCATTGGTGCGAACATAAACCATCTGTTACTGTTTCAGTTAAAGAACCTGAATGGTTAGGTGTTGGTTCTTGGGTATGGGATAATTTTGAAAATATTAGTGGTATTTCATTTTTACCATTTAGCGAACATAATTATAAACAAGCTCCATATCAAGATTGTAATAAAAAACAACACGATGAATTAGTAACGAAAATGCCTAAGAATGTAAATTGGAGTAAGTTAGGAGATTATGAGAAAGAAGATCACACTGCAGGAGCGCAATCACCGGCATGCGGGGCTCCTGGTGGTTGTGAAGTAGTTGATTTAATATAGTATCTTTTTACTTGATTTT